CCTCATAAACTGGTAATAAAGACATGCAAAAAATTCTACTAGACAAAAGTTTGCCCAGCTGCTATAATATAGTGAATGGAGGAATAAAATGTCTAAAATTATTAACTACACAGCGGAATTAGAATATTTAATAGTTAATACTTTATTACCAGTTTATGAGGACTACTGCAAAAAATTCCCTTTTAGTCCATTAGCTAAGAAAGACATTGACTATAGTATATTAGGCGAAGTTAAAGAAAAACGCGATCCTGGGGCATTGCTGAAACCCAGAAAAAATTTATCTTGAAAATTTTTATTTTGTTTGCTATAATATTAATTCCGTAACAATTTCAAGGAACTTCAATTGAAAAAAACAATTTTAACAGCCGCAATTGCATTAGGTTTAACTTCAACAGCTAATGCTGCCTGGATTAGTTATGATCTAGATAATGTAAAGAATGATTCCAAAGGCGGCAGCGATAGTCAAGCACACTATATTCGTGCTGGCGGAACAGTAGCTGGATTTAATACAATGATGCAAGCTCGTACAGCTAGTTTTGATCGTGGCGGCATGGTACATAGTGTAGAGCTTACTGCTGGTAAACAATTTGGTGCATTAAGTCCTTTTGTTGGCGTAGGTCATGACTTAGGGTTTAATGGCAGCGGTAGTTTCCAATATGGATTACTAGGAGTTAGTGCTGGTATGCCGCTAGGAAAATTATATGCCTATGGCGGAGCTAAAACTCGCGTAAATTGGGATGATCATAATCCAAAACAAACAGTAACTTTTATTGGTGTTAGCATGCCAATTACAAAACAATTAAGTGCTAACGTTGGTGCAAGTAAGAGCACGCAAGACATTAAGGAAACTGCACTTGGAGCAGGCATCAGAGTTACGTTCTAAGGCGTTTAACTTTATAGCGAACCCAGTGTTTTTCAATACATATCACCTAACTTGGCTACTGCTATTTATCTATTTAGGATGGCTTGTAAGTTGGGCAGTTCCTACTATAATGATTATATTATTAGGGGCGTTTCTTTTTATAACAAATTAACTTATGTGGTACGCAGAAAATAACTTAGACGAGTTTATACGAAATAACTATTATCAAGATATAGAGTATAAAGGAATATTTGTAGATGTAGGCATTGGACCGCTAGTTTTCAAAAGCAATTCTAAACATTTTAGAGATACTGGTTGGAGAGTAATAGGCATTGATCCCAATCCTAAATTTGTACTTCAACATATGTACGCTGGAAATGAAATTTATGGAGTAGCTTGTTCTGATAGTAATGGTTTATCAAAATTTACAGTAAACTATAATAACGATAACAGTTATTCAAGAGATGTTGACGGAGTAAGTTTTTCTGCAATAGATATTAAATTACCAGGTGTACCAAAACATAATATCCAGTATAAATTTACTACTATGGTAGTAACTTTAGATAAAGTATTAGAATTTGCAAACGTATCAAAAATAGATGTACTATCTATTGATGTTGAAGGTTGGGAATTATCTGTATTGCAGGGGTTTGATAATAAAAAATACTCACCAAATCTAATAATTATTGAAAATTGGTTGCATAAATCAGAATATACTGAGTATATGAATAGTATCCAATATAAGTTTATTACTAAGTTATCTGACAATTATATTTTTGAAAAACTTTAAAAACGTAGTGTTTGACCGTTGACTACGAATATTTTAAAAACAACTCAACTTGTCAAAATCTAGTATCAAAAACGGCTACAGTAATAGCGTTGGGACAACTAGATGCTGAGATTAAAAATCCCTTTACTGAGGGTTTCTCAATTCTTATCAGAGGCTAGCAGTGGGAGGGCCGGCTAGTAAAATATTCCTCCTGCCTAAATCTTGCTTGAATTTAAAGGAGATAACATGACGCAATTAGATTTAGTTAATCACGCACTTATTGGATTCGATAGAATCTTTAATCAACTGGATAATGTTCGCGCTAGCACAAAAACTTATCCGCCACACAATGTAGTAAAAATTGATGAGGACAATTGGCTTGTAGAGTTAGCAGCTGCTGGTTTTAATAGGGACGAGCTAACTGTGGAACTTCACGAGAACACATTGACAATCCGCGGTCAAAAAGCGGAGCAAGCAGGTAGACAATACTTGTATAGAGGATTGGCAATGCGTAATTTTGAGAAGAGCTTATATATACAAGACCATATTAAAATTAAACATGCAGAATATAAGGATGGTATGCTAAATATTTATTTAGAGCAGCGCGTACCTGAGAGTAAAAAACCTAAACTTATTACTATCAACTAATCTAGGGGGCATTAGCCCCCTTTTACCATTATGCCCAAACACGAAGAATTTACCCAACAGCAAGAGTTAAATTTATTTTTTAACACAAATACAAACATCCCGCCTGCTAACAGTGCAGAAAATAAACGTTTAGTAGCAGAAGCTCCATATCACCCAGGGTATGAAGGAGCTGTTTTTGATAATATGAATTTTAGTACAATGGCAACAAGCGGTGCAGAAGATAAAATTACAATTAGTAGTATACTTCCTAATAATCAGACTATTAGTATAACTACAAATACAGACCCTAAACCACAGCATTTATACCAGCCCATTGACTGGACTAACCTTGTAGTTACCGGTAGTGCTGGTGGTAGTGTTTCATCTACTAGCCAAGAAAAAACTGGTTCAGCTATGAAGTTTGACAGCGATAAACTACCTGTTAACCTATTAAGCACAGAAGCACTCTTACAAACAGCAGCAGTATTAAAATTTGGTGCTGATAAGTATCATGCACACAATTGGCGTGATGGCTTTGCCTGGTCACGACCACTAGCCGCAGCAATGCGACATATTATGGCATACAATGATGGTGAAGACAAAGATCCTGAAAGTGGCTTAAGCCATCTTGCACATGCAGCTTGTTGCATCATGTTTTTATTAGAATTCGAAAAAACTCATCCCGAACTGGATGATCGTTATAAACCAAATGTACCAACAGTTAGTAAATAATTTACATAAAACTCATAAAAATCTACTTCAAGTTTGTCAAGAGCTTGGAGTAGATATTAGCGAAGTAGATTTAGCTACACTTACCAAGCAAATAGATCAGTGTACACACTGCAATGTATGGTCTAAATCACTAGTGCCAGACTTAGATGACAATCCTATTTGCAGCTACTGTGTTAAATTAATTGGCTTATAAATTTGTCCGAACTTTGTTGACACTTTTAGGACAACAATAATTATTATCTTGATAAATGATATTAAAACTGCTATAATAGTTATCTATTCTAGGAGTTTAACATGGCTGGATATACGCGCGAATTTTTAATTGATGCTTATCTGTGGCGATTTACTAAAGTACCTAGTATTACTATTGAAAACTTACTAAGTCTTGAACAAATTGCCAATAAAACCTATGATACATACGGTAAAGATAAGTTTCGTGATTATGCATCACTAGATGCTGAATATTTACGTAACTATAAGGCAGATATTAAACGATGACTAAAATCGTACTGCTACAAGATGTTTATGCTATTAAAGAACAGAAGGAAAAAGAGTTAGCTTACTACCGCGAACAACTTGAAATCATTACTGAAAAGTTAGTATGGATTGAGCGTGAGTATAAGCTAACTAAGGATATAATAAAAATGATAGAACAAGAAACTATTGTATCAATTAAATAATATGTCAGCACAAAAATTTAATCCTAGTGCCGATCCCGAGAAATCATTTGCTCAACGCAGAATCAAAATTTGCAAAGAATGTAAATACTATAAAATGTTTGTGTGTGGACAATGTGGTTGTTTTATGCCTGTAAAAGTTAGCTTTAAAAATTCTACATGTCCACTTAATAAATGGGCACAAGAACCGTGAATATTTTATAAATAGATGCCTGGGTAATGGAACAACAACAAACACTCTATGACGTACGTACTAAAATATGCAGAAATTGTACTAGTTACAACCGTATAATGGATACATGTCAGCAAACAGAAAAAATAGTAGCAATTTATAATAAACGAATTACTAATAGGTGTCCAATTAATCGTTGGCCACAATAATATGCACACATTTGATAATAGTATTAAACGCGTTGGCTTTGCCTGCAAGATTCAAAATGCACATGACAAAGCGGACAAAAAATTAAATACAACTACAACTACATTAACATATCTTAATCGTCAGACTAGGGATAAAGCAGTAGAAAAGATATGGACAATTATACATCACAACTGCGAAACTCTGAAGCGACAGGTAGAGTGGGTTGGTAGCCTGCCTAGAGATCAGCGTCAGTTTAGATTGAGTAGTGATTTATTTCCAGCTTATACACACGAAGACTGGATGTGGTTTTATTTTGAAAGTGATGTAGTAAAGTACCTAGAAACACACCTTGCTAAAGTAGGTGATATTGCACGTGGCCGAGACGTACGTCTTAGCTTTCATCCAGGACAATTTTGTGTATTGGCAAGTGAAAATGATGGAATTGTTGACAACAGCATTACTGAGTTTGAGTATCATACTGACATCGCCCGCTATATGGGCTATGGCAGGAAGTTTCAAGACTTTAAGTGTAATGTTCATATTGGCGGCAAGCGTGGGCCAGCAGGAATTATACAAGCGTGTAATAAATTAAGCCCAGAAGCACGTAATATATTAACAATCGAAAACGCCGAGTATACCTGGGGCCTAGAGCATAGCTTAGAGTTAGTAGATCACTGTGCCTTAGTTTTAGATATACATCACCACTGGATTTACAGCAAGGGAGAATACATTGAACCAGACGATAAGCGAATCAGAGTGGTTAAAGATTCGTGGAGAGGTATTAGACCAGTTATACACTATTCAGTATCCAGAGAAGATGTGCTTGTCGAACATGCAAGAGATGAACTGCCCGACTACAAACTACTTACAAGCATGGGTTTTACGTCAGCTAAACTGCGAGCACATAGTGATTACTACTGGAATGACCGAGTAAATAACTGGGCTGCAAGTCATAATGAATGGGCAGATATTATGTGTGAGAGTAAGCAAAAAAATCTAGCTAGTAGTAAGTTTGTAAAGGACTACCTATAATGTACGAAATACTGCACAGTATTTGCTGGCATTTAGCCAATGACATGAACATAAATAAAGAAAAACTATTTAGTTTAGTGTATATAGATACTAGTTGCAGTTATAGTGACTTTGTTGAAGCATATAACCAAGTCACAGAGGCCTACTTAAAATAGGCCATATTGTGGTGCTCTTTGCTCGTAGCCGGAACATCCGGAACATTGCAGAGTCTATTACTAGCAAAGACCGGAATAGTAGCTAGTAGTCGTGTCTGACCCTAAAGTATAGCAAGTCGTCATGAAACTATGTAAGTTTAGGGCACGGGCTTAGCGGCCTAGGCAGTAAACAGAGGGCACCCCAATATGGAGGACTATAATGGATAAAATTTATGAACTAGAGTTTTATACAAGCATGCTTGCGGCTATTCAAAAAGCCAAAGCTGGAAGTGTAAAACGAGGTGATAGTGTTAGCTGGAATAGTAGTGGAGGCACTGCACGTGGTAAGGTTACTAGAGTAATTACCAGTGGCAGTGTTGACGTACCTGGCAGCAGTTTTAAGATTACAGGTACTAAAGAAGATCCAGGCGCACTTATCCGTGTGTATAGACCTGATGATAGTGGCAAGTATAAACCAACTGATACTATTGTAGGGCATAAAGTTAGTACATTAACTAAAATAGAGGCACTATAATGCCTTGTTATAAGTGTAGTAATGGTAAGTGGAAGTATGGAGAAAAGGGCAATTGTCAATTTGACACACTTGCTAGTTGTGAAGCAGCAGAACGAGCAATCCACGCTAGAAAAAGGAAACCTACAAATGAGCTACAAACCAATGAAGAAACCAGGAAAGAAGAAACCAGGAAAGATGTAAAAAACTAGTTGCCAGTCTAGTTAAAAACTGGCAAATACACACGGAGGTTTTATGACTAAAAAAGTATGTTACTGGTGTAACAAAATATTTCAAGCACTAGAGCGTAGTGGTCAGGCAAGGGCAAAACGTTACTTAAGCTATAGAGGCTGGCAGTGAAAGGCTGGTATCACATAGTATGTGAAGCACTACTAGCAGCTCAGCTAACACGTAGTGGTAAGTGGCGCAAAGCTAGAAAGTTAATTAACCAAAACACACATCACGGAGATAATAATGAATCCATTCGAAATCAGAGCTCAACTACTAAAAATGAGCAAGGATTATCTAGACAAACAGTTTGAAGTCAACACAGAGTTTACACGTCGAGCCTTTGAAGAAATGGCTAAAAGTGGTCAGGACATGATGCAAAAGTATCAGGAATATGCTCCTAAGATGTACACTTTTGAAGACGTTATTGAACAAGCAAAAAAACTCTATGGCTTTGTCAATAGTAAGTGATCTTTGGCAGCGAGTACAAGAATATTTTAGTCAGCCCTACTCGCTACAAAAGTTTATAGAGGATCATAACCCGCAAACAATGGCTGACGTAGAATACCTAGAAAAAGTCTGGTACTATTATACTGACAAAAATAGCTGGACATAGTACTGTGGCCGATAATAAAAATAAAAAAGGGGCCAGCATGGCAGATATAAACGAATTAAGAGAAGAGTTACTAGAAGAAGCTATGGAATACCTAGACTGTAAATTTCGCACACAAAAGAAATTTGCAAAAATGTTTTTTGAATATAAACTAAAGCAGGGTATTCCAATAGAAAATTATACAACCTATATGCCACAAATATATGCTCCACAGGAAGCCATTGATTTGGCAAAAACTATGGAAGCTTATGTTATGGGTACTAGTAACGGAAAATAGCAGTATGCGAGCTGGCAACAGCTCGCAATAAAAAATTTACAGTTGAACTATTTTCCTTTACAGTGTATAATATTATTTTACTCGGTAAAGGAAAGTAAATGGCTGTTGAGCAACTACTTGATAACCTATACTTAACACCAGCTCCCTGGAGACGGTGGATGCAAACCCGTGGAGAAATTATCCAAGATTGGCGTTCGGGTAAAGACTTTCGTATCGAATCTGGACCATATTGCAGTATTCGTGATATTGAGTATTTACGCAGCAGCTATAATCGCGTATACATTATACACAGTCGCGGCACTATAGAAGTTTAATACTGGGGATGTGGTGAAACAGGTAGACACAACAGACTTAAAATCTGTCGCCTAACGGCGTACCGGTTCGACTCCGGTCTTCCCTACCAAATTGCCCTGGTGGTGTAATGGTAGCCACGCTGGTCTTAGAAGCCAGTGCAGAGATGCGTGCGAGTTCGAGTCTCGCCTAGGGCACCAAAAAGGAATAGTATGAGGTCTATAGACGAAAAAGCAAATAGTATATTAAAAGCACTATTAGGTAGTGATGAATTAGTGTATCGTTGGTGGAACAGCCCTAATCGTGCATTTGATGGAGAAATACCAGACGACTTATGGCATACTAGTAGTGGTCGTAATCGCGTTTATAGTTACTTACTAGACCAAATGGAAGCCCCACACTAAGGTGCGTTAGCATAGCTGGCCAAATGCGCTGCCCTGTCACGGCAGAGATCATGGGTTCAAATCCCATACGCATCGCCATACTAAAGTGCTCTTGCTGAGAGTATTTTACTATGGTTTATAATAAAAACAATAAAGGAAACTTAAAATGCACGAGTCATTAAAAATAGAACATAGATATAGTCTTATGAGTGTTCCACTACTATTAAGACTATTTGAGTTTATACACGAAGAAAAAAGTCTTACAGACGAAGACTTGCACTTTATGGCCGAACGAATAGGTGAACTTACCCTAGATGGCGTAAGATTAAATATGAATCAATACAAAAGTATTATTCCAGAAATTAAGCCTAAACAACCAGACCCTAAACCGTTTATAGTAAGTAAAACTATTACTAGTACAGAAACTTTTGAAGCTACTCCTAAGTAGCTTATAACTGGCAAGTAGTACCTGCCAGTATTACTTGCCTAAACTCCGCTATAATTATAACAACAAGGAGAATAAAATGGCAGAAAGTATTACACCAGCTGGTATGATGATGAGTGGTGGTGATGGCCTATTTGGTGGTAATGGTCTTATTGGAGGCCTTATCCTAGGTTCACTACTACGTAACAACGGCAACCTATTTGGCGGCGATGGTAACGCAGCTGCTGCTGCAGCTCTACGCAGTCCACCTGAGCAAGTACAGGCTAACATGAGCCTAATGCAAGCTATTGGAGCTGTAGATAAGAGTGTTTCTAATGGCACAAGTGCTATGGAAGCTAGTCAAGCTACACAAACACTGGGCTTAACAACTCAGCTTAATAATGTAGCAAGCAGTTTAGCCAGTCGCACTGACAGCGTTAAAGAAGCAGTTAATGCTGGTACTATGGTACTTGCACAGCAACTTAACGGCGTTCAGCAGCAAATCATGGAAAATCGCTATGAGCTAAGCAAGGATATTAGCAGTGATGGCGATAAAACTCGTGCACTGCTAGTACAACAATATGAGGCGACCCTAAACCGTCAACTTACAGATGCTAATGCAGCTGTAATAGCACTACAAGCTAAGCTAGATAATGGCAGCGTAGCTCGTGGCGTTGAGGTTACCACAACTAACAACATCAACCAAATGCAACAGCAACAGCAACAGCAACAGCAGTGGGGCCAGTTATATAATCTACTCTGGGGCATTGCTCAAAATATTCAAAGCACTAATAGTGCAATTAATGTTGGCAGTGGTACACAAACTGCTAATCCAGCCAACACAAACACAAATATTAGATAACTTTTAATACTTGTTAGCCCCACAGCCAAAAGCTGTGGGGCGCTTTATTGGAGGTTACTATGTATCAAAATCAATATTTCTTTCCACCACCGCCTTGGTTTTTTACACCACCACCAATATTACCACAAACTAGAACAATTAGTGATAACGATACAATAATAAATCAAGGTGGAGTGCAGGGCACGCAAGGTGTACAAGGTATAAGTGGCAGTGCAGTTGCACAAGGTACGCAAGGTTTAACTGGAAGCCAAGGCCCAGAGGGAGTACAAGGTACTAGTGGACAAGATGGTAGTGGCATACAAGGCATACAAGGTATACAGGGACCTAGTGGCAACAGTGAACCAGTAACTAATAGTTGTATATTACCAACAAAAGTTATTGCAGAAAGTTATTACATTCAACCAGAAGATTGTTACATAGGAGTCATCAACACAAAAAGTATAGAAATATATCTACCACAAAATCCGCCTAAGGGCAAAATGCTTATAATCAAAGCACAGCAAAAGCAGATTGGAAACAAGAAGATCTATATTGTAACACAAAATGGAGATAAGATTGACGACGGTGATGAGCTAGTATTACAATCTCCATACGAATCCGTAACACTAATTTTTAATGACAGTTGGCATATAACAGGGCAGGCACAGGTGTAAAAATGAGCAGTATAAAAGTATATCCACAAAATTGTAAACGACATACGCAAGATTTTGACATTATAATGAGTGGAGTTGATGACGTGGGAGCAGCAGCATTGGCATTAGCAACTAATGGTGCTCAGGGATATACACAATTTATAGAGTCTAGAGAGAACTTTAAACTAATGGTTAAAGAAATAGCTAGAAACTATAGATATGTAAGGGTTGAAGGCGACGACTAGAGTTTTACTATAGCCAAGTATTAAATTACTTGGCTATACTAAAAAGCTATGAGAATAAAAATGAAACCTTTCGATATTAACGAAGTAAAAGACTATATACGGCAAAGTAGTCAAGAGAGTAAAATCTACTTAGGCGCAGACAGTGAGCGTACTAGACTAGACAAGGTTTGGTGGGCTGATTATACAGTTGCTATAGTAATACACATAGATGGTAAACACGGCTGTAAAATATTTGGCTATCATGTTCGTGAACGTGACTATGATCAAAAGCGTAATAGACCCAGTATTAGATTGATGACTGAAGTTTATAAGGTCAGTGAAATCTTTTTAGAGCTAAAGGATGTAATTGAGGATCGTCACGTTGAAATACACCTAGACCTTAACCCACAGGAGTGCTATGCTAGTAATCAAGTAGTGCAACAAGCTATAGGCTATATTCGTGGTACTTGTAGTGTAGAAGCCTTAATCAAACCAGATGCTTTTGCTGCAAGCTATGCAGCTGACAGACTAAAATTTATATTAAACCGATGAAATATACTAGATTTGACCTAGAGCAGCTAATCCTAAAAAACTGGGAAATTACTACCGAGATTAAACACTTGCAAGAATTAGTCTTGGAGGGTGACCCAACCAAAGATCAGATTGCAAATTATTTACTTGGCTTAGAAACCATTTATGAAGTAAAATTTAATAAATTGTGGGATTGTTTTGAAGAACTATGTCAACATCAAAAGATCAGTAGTTAATGCTTATAATAGTCAACCTTTTACATTACTAGAAGCCGTAGCATTAGCATTTTTGCTAGGCTTTCTAGCTAGATTTATTTTTGCTGAATTAGCTCAGTGGTAGAGCAACCGCCTTGTAAGCGGTAGGTCATCAGTTCGAATCCGATATTCAGCACCAAATATAATTTATATAAAATGCAAATAATTGATAAACTAATAATTCAATTCGATGCTTTACAAGAACAATTTATTATTTTAGCGGCATTAGTGGGAATTAATTTTATATGTATACTATTATTAGCTTTTGGTATAACTTTTTATATTGAAAACAAAATAGGTAATATATATAAACACTACTTACATATGAAAAATATTATTGATGAGCTAGAAAATAAATATGGAGTAATAAAAGAGCGCGAACAACGACAACGTGCTAAGGATAGAATTGGAAAGATGTAGTAATATAGTTGTATGAAGCTAATAGAAACGTACTGCGGACAGGGGTTCGACTCCCCTCTGGTCCACCAAAAGCATAATACCCTACCCAACGGGTGATCGACAGTGGTTGGAAGGATCGATCCATTTAGCTTATATGCTAGTATTGTGCTTTTGATGGGCCAGTCACGGTTTCGACGGGGTAAAGAGTATTGCGGTGGACAACTCGGTAGGCGATCTCCGTAAAAGAAGCAAATAAGATAAATGCCAACGATGAGGTATTTGCCTTAGCTGCATAAGCTAGGCTGGGGTTTAGGCGGTTGACCTTATTAGCCAACAACCGCCACCAACAACACAAACAGAGGAATTTATGGAACTAGAGTTTAAACATGCGGGCATGAGTGTTAGTTTTGAGTGTGATGGAGATGATCACTATGATCACGTTGATCTCCTACATAAAATTGCAGCTCTAGTTGAAGAGCTAGCCAGTCATACTGGCGTTAGTCTTGTTGTAATGAGCGATTATGCAGACACTGAAACCAACACAGACGAAGACGAAGATAAGTGGGCAGACTGATAGTTTAGAGTACATTAAGCTAATCGACCCTAAACTGTATCTTCGTTGGTATTTAGATGAATACCAATTTATAAAAGTAGATTTAATTAAAGTGCGGGCGTAACTCAGCTGGTAGAGTGCAACCTTGCCAAGGTTGATGTCGTGGGTTCGAGTCCCATCACCCGCTCCATGCGGCAATAGCTCAATTGGTAGAGCACCTGCCTTCCAAGCAGGATGTTGTCGGTTCGAGACCGATTTGCCGCTCCACACAACACAAGGATATTATGAAAACAGTAGGCGATAAACTAAAACCATTCTTAGTAACTGGTATTAATCCAGGCAGCGATCAATTTTTTGATATTACTGAAACTAGCTTTCCTGGTAAGTGGAAAGTCGTTGTATATTACCCCAAAGATTTTACGTTTGTATGCCCCACAGAAATTGTAGCATACGACAAACTATTTCAAGATTTTGCAGATCGTGATGCTGTACTATTAACAGGCAGCACAGATAATGAGTTTTGCAAACTTGCTTGGCAGCGTAGTCACCAAGATTTGGGCAAAATCAAACACGTTCAATTTGCTGATACACAGCGCAGAAGTAATGAGTGGACTGAAGAAGATGCATTTGGCATCGGATATAAAAATCTTAGCTTAATTGAACAACTAGGTGTATTTTACGTACCAGCAGGTGCAGCACTACGTGCTACATTTATTGTTGATCCTGATAATGTTATTCAGCATGTAACAGTAAATAACCTTAACGTAGGTCGCAGTCCAGAAGAAACACTGCGTGTATTAGATGCACTACAAACTGGTGAACTTTGTCAATGTAATCGTGCTGTAGGCGGAACAACACTGTGACACAGTGGGTAGACAACCTTAAAGGTGAAATTCCAGATTATGCCAAGGATATTAAGCTAAACCTAGATACTACTATTAAACGCAGTATACTAGGAGAAACAGCGGAATATGTAGCATTAGCAGCAGCTTTTGCTACTGGACACCACAAACTGTGGACTTGGATTCATAGTGAGATGACTGATAATAAAGAGGCTGAAGCAGCTATTACAGCCGCTAGTATTATGGCTATGAATAATACTTGGTATCCATATGTAGAAATGAGTAAAGATATTCAATTAAAAAATTTACCTGCTCAACTACGTATGAACGCTATTAGTACTCATGCCGGTACTACTAAAGATAAATTTGAGATATATAGTTTAGCAGCTAGTATAGTAGGTAAATGCGAATTTTGTGTAAAAGCACACTACGATACACTACGCAAGGCGGGCTACAATGTAGAACAATTGCGAGATATTGGTCGTATTAGTAGTGTAATAACCGCAGTAAGTAAAATAATGGTTTAAATAAATACTCAATTAGCTCAGTGGTAGAGCGTGGCCTTTACACGGCCAGGGTCAGCAGTTCGAATCTGTTATTGAGTACCATGCCCCTTTAGCTCATGCATGGTTAGAGCAGCGGACTCATAATCCGTTGGTGGTGTGTTCGACTCACACAGGGGGCACCAAACACCAAACCCAGCTTAGGCTGGGTTTTTTGTTGTAAAAAAATTATATTGACACAGTAGTTGTATTTTGCTATAATAATTATTCGATAATAAAGGAAAGGACTATGGAACAAGATAAGAAATATGTGGTAGCTTTTCAACACCCCCAAGATGATGGCATTGACCTAGAAGTAGTATGGGCTAGTAGCCCATTAGATGCAATGTTACATTTTTTAGATTATGATCATGTACCTGAAGGTATTGACAATGCCTATGAGTTGCAGCAATGGTTGTGGGATAGTGAAGAATCATTGATTAATTATATTGAGGTATAAATGGCCAAAGGTAAAACTAGCAGTAAAAGTGATCAAAATTACTGGTCAAGATATAAAAGTAATAAAGTATGGGAAACCAATCGTAAACGTAAACTAGCAAAACATTTAAAACAACATCCCAATGATAAAGTAGCAGAAAAAGCTACTAGTGCTATTAAATATCGTCGTGCTACACCCAAAGATCCACAGTGGACTCCTGGAAATATTAAGATTGCTAAACTATTCAAAAGCTTTGCAGGATTTGTTAACCGTGATATGTTTAACAGCAATCATAAGATTCAACTAGAAGCACTTGCTAGTTATAATAAGCCAAAAGCTGGTACTAAGGTTAATCAAACTAGTAGAGTAGATTTCTCAATTGGTGCGCGTGCGCATGATAGGTATGGTCGCCACGTATGGATGCCTTAACATTATACCTTGTATTTGCAGTAACTACAGGTATATGTTGTTGGTTATTTTTTTACGTACCCATAGTCCAAGAAGCTAAAAAACTAGGAATAGATAATACTTTTACTCGTAGTCCTACTCTAAGTAGTATTACATATATTTGTATTAGTATACTAGTAGCACCTAGCTTGTTTATTCCACTATTTAGTGAGGAAAAAGGTGAGCTTTTTCGCAAGGCATTACGCAGCGAAATCTTAAAACAAGAGTAAAATTTTTTATTTGAAATTTTTAATTAAACACTGTATAATATTATTTCTGTTGATATAGAAAGGCTGCCTATGAAACTACTTGAATTTAATTATACTAAACAGGATGGTGAGGTTACTAAACGAGCAATTATTGAGCTTGTTACCCCTACAAAGTTTATAGAAGGATGGGATGTTAGCAGTCTTGATAACAACGAATTTGCTAAATTTACAGAGACTATGGGCGCATTGCGTCGTCGTCAACACGAAGAAACAATGCAAGTATTACAGGAATTTGATCTCAAGCATAACTATAGGCGATTTAAGCCGGAAAGTATGAGTGATGTTCAAGTAGAGTATGTCTGAAAAATTTAGAATATGGGATAGTATTCAATTACATGAAACAATAAAATATAGCGTACAATTTCGTGCAAAACTAGAACAACTGTGTATTGAAAATCAAAAACATTTACATGAGCTACCAGACAGTTTAGTTCCTAGTGCATTACTTTATATGCTTGTAGCTAGTAATGAAGCTATGTACAATAAATTATTAGAGCAAGATTTATTAAAAACACTTAATCCAAAAAACAATTTAAATATACACTAAGGAAATAAAAATGGCAACGCAATCACAGTGGACAGATGAACTCAAAACTAAAGTTATTGAAATGTATGAACAGGCAGGTCCAACTCCTGAAAGTTCAACTGAAATCATCAAAGATATTGCCGAAGAAATTGAAATGTCACCAAACGGCGTACGCATGGTGCTCGTTCAAGCTGGAGTATATGTTAAGAAAGACCCCAGTGCCGGTTCAGCTAAGACAACTAAGACTGCGTCAGGCGAAGGTACTAAGCGCGTCTCAAAAGAAGATTCAATTGCGTCCTTACGGCAAGCGATTGAAGCTAAGGGAGGTCCTATTGACGACGACATCCTTGGCAAACTTACCGGCAAAGCTGCAGTTTACTTTGCTAGTGTCTTAAAAGCAGCATAATTGTGGCGGCCTAGTGCCGCCTTTTACTTCTGGAGAATCGCATGGCAAGAAAACGCAAGACTGAGCTTGAAGAAGAACGTATGACGGATAGCAATCTTAGTCGTGTTATTAAATTGCTAGAACCCGAAGAAGGTAAAAAACCAATAACTAAAAAAGAAGCGTGCCAAATGCTTGGTATGGCTTATAATACTACCCGTCTTGGCACAATCCTAGAGCAGTTTAAAGAACGTCAACGCAGAACAGCAGAGCAGCGGGCTAAGCTACGTGGTAAACCAGTTACTAAAGACGAAAAAATATTTATTATACAAGAGTATCTTAGTGGTGGTACTATTGATAGTATTACTAAAAGCACGTATCGTGGCGTCACAATCGTTAAACAAGTATTAGATGAGTATAGTGTTCCAATACGAATACCAGGACAAACTTACTTTAATCCGCAACTTGTACCAGATGGTGCGGTTCGTGATAAATTTGAAATTGGTGAAGTAGTTTGGAGCACAAGGTACGTATCATTAGCTAAAATATATAGCGAGAAACTAGACCCTAAACATGGATATATTTATCACTTATGGCTAATGGATGATAAGCAACGACAATATTGCTGGCAGCCTAACTATGAGTTAGCCAGTTTAGAGCATTTAAGAGAACTAGGAGTTCAGGTGTGAGTGAAGCATTAAAAGAAGCAATGGTTTATGGAACATTAGGATTTGTGTTTATATTATTTGTATTTGTAATGCCAATAACTGTGGCATCAAATCATAAGCGCGATTGTATTAACACTGGTATGCAAAAGAATTATACTGCTAGTGACATTGTTAGTATTTGTGGTAGGCATTAATCATAATGTTTATCAAAAAAATTTTAGATGCTGGAGGATCTATATATCCAATTATGTTACCATTTGAAGTAACAAATGGTACGGGGATATTTAATCCCAGCGTTTATTACGACCAAGAAGTAGATAAACTATATATAAATATACGCCATTGCCAGGTAACATTATATCATTCAGAACACGATTATTTTGAAAGTTTTTGGGGGCCATTACACTATTGTCATCCAGAAAACGATTGTACTTTAACTACTACTAATTATTTTGGTGAGCTAAATACAAAAACATTTAATTATAATTATATTACTAAAGTTGATACTTCTCTTTTAGACGTTACTCCGATTTGGAATTTTGTGGGTCTTGAAGACTGCAGAATTGTTAAATGGAATAATAAAATATACATTAGCGGAGTTAGGCGCGATACCACGACTAATGGGCAAGGAAGAATAGAATTATCAGAATTAAAAATACAGTCTAATATAGTAAAAGAAATAGCTAGACATAGGTTAGAACCTCCTATTGATAATAACAGCTACTGTGAAAAAAATTGGATGCCAATAGTTGACACAGAGTTTCAATATGTAAAATGGTGTAATCCAACTGAAATAGTATTAGCTAATACGGAATCTAATAAAACTACTCAACTTATTTTAGGAGATAGCTTTTGGTATCCTAGAGATTTCCGTGGTGGTTCTCAAGTAATACGACTTAATGATAAATATAGGTTTGCGTGTGTTCATACGGTAAATTTATATAAATCAGAACAAGGCAGAAAAAATGCGGTATATAGACATTGTTTTATTATATGGGATAATAATTGGAATGTAATAAAACATACCCCTGAATTTGCATTTTTTGATTACAAAATAGAATTTTGTGCCGGAATGACTAGGTATAAAGACGCATTTTTATTAAGTTTTGGCCTACAAGATAATTCTTCCTATATTCTATCAATACCAGTAGATACTATGGAAAAAATATGTCTAGAATAAGAGATCTAATATATAGTTTTGTTTATAATCCAACAGTAGATAATAGATTTGCGTTAGCCGAAGAATATTATAAAGAACAACAATATGCAATAGCTTTGACTTTTTATTTAAAAACAGCAGAGCTTAGTGATAATAAAGACTTACAATATTACTGTTTAATTAGGTGTGCAAAATGTTTTGAGATACCTAAAAATAGAAAACATAGTGTAATGACGTTATATAAACACGCAATAAAACTTTTACCAGATAGGCCAGAAGCTTACTACTATTTAAGCAGATTATATGAAAATTTCTCAGAATGGATTGATGCATATTTTTTTGCAGAATTAGCTACTCTAAAAAAGAGTACTAATGATATATACCAAAATAAATTAAATTATCCGTATTTATACGGTCCACTTTTTCAAAAAGCAATCAGTTCCTGGCACATAGGACGAGGAGAGGAAAGTAGAGATTTACTTCATTTTCTCAAAAACGAACTATTTGAACATATGGATGAGGCCCATAAAATAAGTTTGCAACAAAATATTACAAGATTAGGTAGTTCAGAACCTCACTGTATTTATACTAAAAATAAATTTGGATCATTAAAATACAAATTTACAGGTGCAATAAACATAGATCAAACTTATAGTCAATCTATGCAAGAACTATTTGTACTATCTGTTTTAAATGGAAAATATAACGGAACTTACTTAGAAATCGGTAGTGCTGATCCAATTATAGGAAATAATACTTATTTATTGGAAAAAACATTTGGTTGGACAGGTATAGGTTTAGAATTAAAAAAGGAATTAGTTGATAAATATAATCAGCAACGATCTAATAAAGCAATAGAGCAAGACGCTACAATAGCTAATTATAATAGTTTATTAAACCAAATCGCTATAGAAGGTTTAGTAGATTATTTACAGATAGATGCTGAGCCTGCCATAGTTACTTATGATATTCTTAAAAAAATACCTTTTAACGAATATAAGTTTAGAGTAATAACATATGAACATGATTATTATTCAGATATTACTAAAAGCTGTAGGAATTTGTCTAGAAAATATTTACAAGATTTAGGGTACAGACTGGTTGTAAGTGATATATGTGCGGATAGGAAAAAACGGTGCTCATATGAGGATTGGTGGGTACATCCAAGCTTAACAGATTCTTTATTAGTTGATAAAATGATTGATAATCAACTATATAAATATCCTGAAGAATATTTTTATGCGTAGACAATTGTATGAATATTGATATATTTGATAAACTTGATTGGGGTATATTTAATAAATCACCTACTGAAAAAGAGTTTATAGAATCAGAGATTAAACACGGAGTATATACTAAGTTTTGTGATGTAAACCCAGGAGATATTGTATTTGATATTGGTGCTAGTATAGGGCCATTTACGGCTAGTATTTTAAATAAAAATCCTAAAGAAGTTCATTGCTTTGAACCTCATAGACAAGTATTTGATACATTAAAAAATAATCTTAAAGACTATAGTAATATTATTTTTAATTGTTTGGCAATTCATAGTCAAACTGAAGAAAGTATAAATATAAGGTCTTTTATAGACACTCAAGAAACATTGTCAGAAATAGAGGTTAGCTCTATAACATTTAAAGATTATATAGATAGCCGTAATATAACTCACATAGATTTCTTAAAATCAGATTCAGAAGGGGCCGAGTGGGATATATTTACTGAGGAAAACTATCCTTGGATTCATAAAAATGTTAAGAAGATTGTTGGTGAATTTCATTTGCCAGATCAAAAATCTAAAAATAACTTTATTAAATTTAGAGACCTATACTTAATTAATGCAAAAAATGTACACGCATATATATCTAATAAATATGCGATTATAGATTCTATAAATGATAGAATATGGAATAATAATTTTGTTCACGAAAATCTAAATTACTGTAATATTAGCTTCGAATTTACAGATAGTCTTAACCTTTTAGTGAAGCCAAAAGCATGGATTGTTGATAACTTCTACGAAGACCCATATAAAATTAGACAATTTGCCTTATCTCAAACATACATAGAAGGGGGCATAGGAAGAGGGTTTATAGGCAGACGTACTGAAAAACAATTTTTATTCTCTGAACTTAAATCTCGTTTTGAGCAAATAATGGGAAGATCTATATTAGAATGGGAAAGTCACAGTGAAAACGGAAAATTTCAAGTAGCCTGGTCAGGAGAACCTTTAGTGTATCACTGTGACAGTCAAAAATGGGCTGGAATGATCTACTTAACTCCAAATGCACCATATTCTTGTGGAACATCACTATTAGCCCATAAAGTTACTAGAGCTAGATCATATCACGATAAAGGATGGGATTCTGCATGGACTGGAATACCAGGAGATTGTCATTTAGATGGAACATATTTTGAACCAGTAGACGTTTTAGGCAATGTTTTTAATAGATTAGTAATATTTGACGCGAGTTCAATACATTCTGCTAGTCAATATTTTGGAACAATTAAAGAGAATGGACGACTATGGCAAATGTTCTTTTTTGATTGAAAAACCGTGGACAGTAATATATTATACGAACGCTTAATAGAAGAAAATCTAGAAAAAGGTTTTCAGGTTAAACTAGTGGTGAATGACTTCAGAGAAATTACTTATATACAACTTCGCAAATATTTTCTTACCTATGAAGGTGATTGGCAAGCGTCTAGAGAGGGTATTAGTATTCCTGCTAGTATAGAAAACATACATAGTCTGCTATACGGACTCTTAGATATTTGTGCTAAAGCTGAAGGCGAAGAAGTAATTAAACATTTCTACGATGAGATAGTTAAAAAGTAACTTGACAAACAGACCCTAAACTGCTATAATATTATTTATGAATAAATTACATAAACTATTAGATAAAGCCAGTGAAGCCTACTATGCCGGTAAGCCCACTATTCCTGATTACGTTTTTGATCAACTAGCAGATAGCTGTGGCTACAATAAACTTGGTGCACCCGTGCACGGCAAAAAAGGCAAGCACTTATATCCCATGTATAGTTTGCAAAAATACTATGAGGATGAGGGTAAAAGTGATCCACTAGCAGGCCTAGACGTTATTACAAGTATTAAATTAGACGGCGCAGCTATTAGTTTATTATATGTAGACGGCATACTAGTGCAAGCACTTACTCGTGGTGATGGTGTTGAGGGTCAGGTTATTACAGATAAGATGTACGAACATGGTGGTCTAGTACCACTTGCCATTAATATTGGCAATGTAACTGTGCAAATTACTGGCGAAATTGTAGCTCCACTGCATGTGGAAAATAGTCGTAATTATGCAGCTGGATCACTAAATCTTAAAGATTTAAACGAGTTTAAAACTAGGGCAATAGAGTTCTTTGCATATCAAGTAACACCTAATTTAAATCAGACTTGGTCTGGTGATATGCGTATGCTAAAACAATTAGGGTTTAACACTGTATTAGAACCTGAACTTGGTAATATTTATCCAAGTGATGGAATAGTAGTAAGGCTAGAAAACAACTATCAATTTGAACAGCTGGGTTATACCAGTAAACATCCTCGCGGAGCATATGCTAAAAAAGAACGCGCGGATTTTGTAGAAACCATACTATTAGACGTAGAGTGGAATGTTGGAAAAACAGGTAAAGTAACACCTACTGCTATACTAGAACCAGTAAAAATTGGTGATGCTTTGGTAAGTAGAGCTACACTAAACAATCCTGGATTTATAGAAGCCCTTGATCTCCAAATTGGAGATACTGTAGCCGTAGCCAGAGCTGGTTCAATTATACCCTGCATACTTCACAAAATAAATATTTAAAATTTTTATCAAAGGCAGTAAAAATTTTAGCTTGTCAATTACTAGTTATTAGTGTATAATAATATCTTAAGTTAATTAATCTATATGAAAATTAAAATTCCAACGGAATGTCCGTGTTGTAATTCTAAACTAGAATTAGTAAAAGACCAACTGTTTTGTCGTAATAAAGCATGTGAAGCACAAACTGCTAAAAGAGTAGAACATTTTTGCAAAACTCTTGGAATCAAAGGTATGGGTGCTAAGACTATAGAAAAACTAGAATTAGGTGATATAACAGAAATATTTTATCTTGACAAACAGGAAGTAGCTATTCAATTAAATAGTGAAAAAGTCGCTGAAAAACTACTAGATGAAATAGATAAAAGTAAATTAGCACCTCTTAATATAGTTTTAGCAAGTTTTAGTATTCCATTAATGGGTTCTACAGCTAGCAATAAATTATGCAGAGTTATTTCTACAATAGATGATATTAATTTAGATTCTTGCAAGAAAGCCGGTTTAGGGGACAAAGTAACATATAATCTAATAAATTGGTTAGAAACAGAATTTACAGAAATGAAAAGATTCTTGCCGTTTTCATTTCGTAATGAAACTCCAGTAGCTGATAATACTAATAAAGAAATTATTTGTATTACTGGTAAACTATCTTCTTTTAAAACAAAAGCTGAAGCCTATAAAATATTAACAGAACACGGATTTAATATCAGTGAGACAGTAAGTAAGTCTGTTAGCTATTTAGTAGATGAAGAAGATAACAATAGTAGTAAGCGTAAAAAAGCCGATCAACTAGGCATTAAAATTATTACAAATTTAGAAACTTTTTTAAGAGAACATATTAATGACTGAAAAAACTAAAAAATGGTCAGAAGAAACAGTAGACCATCTAATGAAACTTATCGGTAAGCAGCGTCCAGTTAGTGCTGAAACAGTTGTACATGCTGCTGAATCTTTAGGCGACGATTTTACCCCTAGGAGTGTAGCTAGCAAACTACGTCAACTAGAAGTAGAAGTAGCTAGCATGGCAAAAGAAAAAACCAGTGCTTTTACAGAAGATGAAGGCGCTGAACTTGCAGAATTCGTTGTAAATAATCCTGGCGAATATACTTACAAACAAATTGCTGAAGAATTTATGGATGGCAAGTTTACTGCTAAACAAATTCAAGGCAAACTATTAGCCCTTGAGCTTACTGCTAGTGTTAAGCCAGCAGACAAAGTAGAAGTAGCACGTACTTATACTGATGCTGAAGAAGCTAAATTTATTACAATGGCCGAAAAAGGCGCATTTATTGAAGATATTGCTGCAGCTTTAAATAAAACTGTAGCAAGTGTTCGTGGTAAAGCACTTAGTCTTACTCGTAAGGGACAGATTGCTAAGATTCCTGCACAAAAGAATAGCTATGCCAAAGAAAATGTTGATCCAGTTACAGCATTAGGTGCAGATATTCACAAAATGACAGTTGCACAAATTGCAGCTGCAGTTGATAAAACTGAGCGAGGCCTTAAAACCTTACTTACACGTCGTGGAATCAAAGTTGCTGATTATGATGGAGCAGCAAAACGTGCAAAAGCAGAAGCACGTCAAGCAGCTTAATTAAAAAATAACAAAGCCCGCAGGCTGGGAGAATTAAAACCTCCCGGCCTTTTCTACTTTTAGAGCATATAGATGAAGGTTACAATAACATACCATGATAATGAAAGTTTTACTGTTGAAGAAATAGTAAAGCAAGCTACACATAATTATGGTCGCACAGCCCAAGTCGAAATAATGCCTGAATCAACATTAGCTTATGATCATATTTATTTTGGCTTACAGCAATTAATTACTCATGAACAACTTAGTTTGTTATTTGAGCGAGATGCAAGCTATCAACAAGATATTAAAAAAATAAGAGAAGAAGTACTTTATAAAGTAACGGAAATTATAGATCAAGTAATTATAGACAACGAATCGAAAGTAGGTTAACTTTGGATACAAGTGCAGTAGTCTTAAATAAACTACTAGCAGAGCAAAACCTAGAATTATGGGCCAGACTCAAACTAGTATTTTTAGACCCTGCCTATAGCTCTCTCTACAGTGCAATCAATAAACATTATGAAAAGTACCATCAGGTACCTAGTTTTGATGATCTAGCATTAACCATAAGGGAGGGGCCGGCGTCTAAAACGTTAGCTACTCTCCGTTTAACGGAAGTGCCAGACGTTAGTGCAGAAATTGCACTAGATGCATTAATAGATCAATATACACAAAACGAAACTGTAAAATTACTAGATAAATTTGTAGATAAACTGCCACTTTATGATAGCAATGAAATAAAAGAAAATTTATCTACTATAGCTATGACTATAGAAGAAAAAACGCATACCAGTGAAAAAGTATTTACTATGGCTGATATGATGTTATTTCGCCACCCAGACGACTTGGAGAAAGAACGTGTTTATTTGGGACTTAATAATACTTTTGATGCTGTTCTTGGTGGTGTGGCTAGACAAGAACTCATACTCATCGGCGGAAAGCGAGGTAGCGGTAAAAGTATTACTAGCAGTAATATTTTTATTAATCAGTATGAGAATGGGAATAGCTCAATTTATTTCTCCATAGAAATGACAGCCTATGAGGTTATGGAGCGTAACTTATCAATACTTGCTGGAGTTAATTTACAGAGATTAAAACAAAATAAATTAACCGATGAAGAAGTACTAAAAGTAGTAAAATCTAGAGCCGCTATGTTTGAGGAATCAGATCAAACTGTACTAGAGTTTCTTCGTCATAGAGATAGATTTAAATTTGAAGAACAATTAGTACGCAATCATCAATTAAAACCTGATAATCAAATGATTATTGTTGATGATCGTGATCTTACTATTAGTAGCATAGATTTACATATTGGTAAAGCTAAGGCAAAATTTGGTGATAAATTACAAGTTGTAGTAGTTGATTACTTAAATCAAATTGTTATTGAAGGCGCTGATATGTATGATTGGAAGCCACAAATTGAAGTATCAAAAAAATTAAAAAATTTAGCTAGAAAGTATGAGGTTGTATTAGTAAGCCCGTATCAAATTGATGCAACTGGTGAAGCTCGTTTTGCAAAAGGCATTTTAGATGCAGCAGATATTGCACTAGTAATGGAAGCTCATGATAAAAGTAGTAATGCAATTAGTTTTGAAACTACTAAAATTCGTGGCGGTAAAGAAATGAAATTTACTAGTCCTATTGATTGGGATACATTAAAAATAAGTCCACAAAGTATAGAAAAACCACATGAAAAAGAAACAATTAAAAAAGCAGGAAAGAAAAACTTAAAACAGGATGATACTAGTGCTGATTTACCATGGGATGCATAAATGAGTGATCCTGTACTAGAACTATTACAAAAGAACAGCCTAGGCTATACTGTTAGCGGGCGCGATTATCTAGTAAAATGTTTGAATCCAGAACACGAAGATAATAACCCTAGTTTTAGAATTGATAGAATGAGTGGTGCTGCACATTGTTTTAGCTGTGGGTTTAAAACTAATATCTTTAAATATTTTGGTGTATTTACTAATCCTGTGCCACTTAGGATTGCTAATCTTAAAAAGAAACTACAAGAACTTGCTACAAAACGAGAGGTAGATATACCACTAGGGCATACGCCCTGGACAAAGCCTTTTCGTGGTATTAGTAGCCAAACACTAAAACATTTTGATGCATTTTATACCAATCAAGTAGAAAAATTACAAGATCGTATAGTATTTCCTATACGAGATGTAACTAATCAAATAAAAGTATTTGTAGGTCGTCATACACTAAGCAATGTAAACCCTAGATATATCAACTATCCTAGTGGTGTACAATTACCACTATTTCCTAGCTATTTAGAACAACCTAGTCGTAGTATTGTTCTAGTAGAAGGCGTGTTTGACATGCTTAATCTTTACGATAAAGGAATTAAAAATGCAGTCTGCTGTTTTGGCACAAATACACTACAAAATACTACAAAGCAAAAACTATTACCATTTAAAGCACAGGGTGTTACAAACATTTATATATTATTTGACGGTGATGAAGCGGGTGAAAAAGCAGCACGTCAGCTCAAACCAACACTAGAAGAAGATGACTTTATGGTGGAAATAATTAAACTGCCAGATGGTGTTGATCCTGGCGAATTAGACACAATAGATGTACAAAGTATAAAAGAGTATATTCAATGAAAATTGCCGTAATTGACAAAGCACCAAATCGCACAAAATATAATGATTATTTTAAGTTTGACTTTGAGCATTTTCACATGAGTTCAAAGCCAATAACTAAATTGTTGAAAAAAGATGTTGATCTTGATATAGATACCGATCTCTACGATTTAGTAATCTTGGTAGGAGCTGAAGCGGCCAAAGAATATGCTAAAATTACCAGTGTGACTAATTATGCTGGTCAATTAGTAAATGAAAAGTTTATTCCTATCAGTAACCCTGCAATGCTAGCATTTAAACCAGAGGGCAAGCCTGATTTTGAGCGTGCAGTAGATAAAATACACAAGTATATTAATGGTGAAACTCGTGGCGTTAAAACTGGTGATTTTGCTGGTATTAATAATGAAGCAGAAGCACTGGCTTTCTTTCAAGAAGTACTAGACAACGCACAAGGTATTGTCGCTATAGACACAGAAACTACGGGATTATATCCACGCGATGGGTATGTACTTGGTATTAGCATGAGTTATAAGCCAAATCATGGCAGATATATTAGCTGCGATTGTATTGGAGAAAGTACGTTTGAGTTATTGCAGGAAATTTGTAGTAGATTTACAATAGTTTTCCATAATATGAAATTTGACTATAAAATGCTCAAATATCATCTTGACTTAGACTTCGATCGTACTAGAGTACACGATACTATGGTCATGCACTATGTACTAGACGAAACAGACGGTCACGGCTTAAAAGATTTAGCACTAAAATACACAGATTACGGAGACTATGACGCTAAACTGGATGAATTTAAAAAGGAGTATTGTCGCCAACATGGGGTACTCAACGAGAATTTTACCTATGACTTAATACCATTTGACATTATTAGCGAATATGCTAGTATAGACACAGCAGTTACACTAGAACTATTCAACAAGTTCTGGCCTATTGTACAAAAGAATGACAATTTGCGTAAAGTTTACACAGAAATCTTAATTCCAGGTACACTATTCCTAATGGATATGGAGGAAGTAGGTATTCCTATTAGTCGTGAACGTATGCAACTAGCGGACGAGTACCTAACTACAAAGATTGAAGAAGCTAAACAGCACATTTATACTTTTGACGAAGTAAAACAGTTTGAATTTAGTCAGTGTAAGGTATTTAACCCTAATAGTGTTATACAGCTGCGCAGTATCCTATTTGACTATCTAGGGTTAACACCCACTGGCAAAAAGACTGGTACAGGTGCGATTAGTACTGATGCAGAAGTCCTAGAACAATTAGGTGAAGAACATGAGCTTCCTAAAGCGATATTACAAGTACGTAAACTATCCAAAATCCAAAACACATATATACACAAGATACTTCCTGAGCTTGATAAAGATGATAGGATTCGTACTAATTTTAATCTTATCTTTACCACTAGTGGTCGTCTTTCTAGTAGTGGGAAGTTTAATGCACAACAAATCCCCAGAGACGACCCAATCATCAAAGGCTGCATCAAAGCACCACAAGGATATAAAATAGTCAGTCAAGACTTACGAACTGCTGAAATGTATTATGCAGCCGTGCTGTCAGGCGATAAAAATCTACAAAAAGTATTTACAGATGGCGGAGACTTTCACAGTAGTATTGCTAAAATGGTGTTTGATTTACCCTGTGATGTAGAGCAGGTAAAGAAAATTTATCCAGATATGCGTCAAAGTGCTAAAGCAATCTCATTTGGTATTTTATATGGCAGTGGGGCAGATAAAGTCAGTGTTACTGTTACTAAAGCTACTGGTCAACATTATCCTGTAGATCGTGCTCGTGATGATATTAAGCAGTATTTTACAACTTTTAAGAAATTAAAGCAGTGGTTAGACACTCGCAAGGACTTTATTCAACAGAATGGATATACTTACTCGTTTTTTGGCCGAAAAAGACGGCTTCCTAACGTATTCAGCAGTGACAAAGGAATCGCAGCCCACGAAGTACGAAGTGGAATTAATTCAGAAATCCAATCGCTGGCAAGTGACGTTAACCTACTCGGAGCTATTGGAACTGCTAGAGAAATTGTCGAGTGCGGACTTGACGCAAGAATCTTCATGCTTGTCCATGACTCAATCGTGGCACTTGTTAAGACCGAGCACGTAGAGCAGTATTGTAGTATATTGCGTAGTAATACTCAATATGACTGGGGCTGTAACATTCGCGGATTTCCTATTGGTGTAGATCAAGATATTGGTGATGATTATAGCTTTGGTCATTTTGAAGAAACCTATGCAGTTAGAGAAAATAGCTTGGCCCGTATTTAAGTTAGGTAATAAACAGCCTCAAGTAGAAAGTGGGGTTGTTTATTATCACACAGAATTATTAGACAACGAAGAAAACAATTTAGTAAATACAATAAAAGTTGTAGATGATCAAACACTACCACAAAAAACACTAGGTTTACGAAGATTAAGTATTAATAAAGATAATTTATATAAAATATCTACTGCAATATATACCCTGCAAGATTTAGTAAAAATAGCTACACCAAAAGTTTGGTTTATAGACAGTAGCGGAGCTATTTTTCAGTACAAAAAATCTACACGCGCCAAGCTGCAAATTTACAAGATTAAACAAGTTTTACCTGTTAGTGGCATAGGGTGTGTATTAGAGGTTGAGGGTCTAGTAGAAAGATTTAAATCACTGACAGTACCAAATAATGAAAAATATGCAGCAATTTTACACTACAACGGCAAAATATTATTCTACGGTTTATGCGATGAAAAAATTAAGTCAACTTGGAGATTAGTATGAAAGCTATTATAAGTAATAGAATTTATATGGATAATCCAGGTAATGCTGCTACTAAATTTATAGCAAATACACTAACCTATAAACTTGTAAAAAATACTGGATCTAAAAAATTTAATACAGTAGAAACTATAAAAAACTATAAATTATTTAATGGTGGTATGATAAGTGTTCCTCAAGGTCGCACAGACCTAATACCGGAAGAATATGAAATTATAGACAAGCGTGTATATAATAATGTTCCTTTTCCTAAAGCAAAATTTGAACTAAGACCGGAACAAGAAGAGATTTATAGACAGGCTAATGATACCTGCTTTATTAATGCACTAGTAGGCTGGGGTAAAACATTTACTGCCTTACACATAGCTAGCAAATGGCAACAAAAGACACTAATTATAACGCATACTACAGCACTGCGAGATCAGTGGGTAGATGAAGTAGAAACCCTATTTGGAATAACCCCAGGAATTATTGGTGGTGGAGTATTTGATATTGATGACCACTGCGTAGTAGTTGGAAATGTACAAAGTATTGTAAAACACTTAGAAAAAATAAATAAAGAATTTGGCACTATTATTTTAGATGAAGCGCATCATTGTCCAGCAAGCACTTTTAGTCAAACTGTAGATAGTTTTCATAGTAGATATAGGCTCGCATTAAGTGGTACTATGACTAGAAAAGATGGAAAGCATGTAGTATTTCAAGATTACTTTGGTGATGTAGTATATAAACCCCCACAAAGTAATACTATTAATCCACAAGTACATTTAATTAAGAGTAATATAGTACTAAATCCAAAAGCTAGCTGGGTTGAAAAAATAAACGAATTGACGCAAGATAATGATTACAGAAAATTTATTAGCGTTTTAGCTAAATATCATATTAATAATGGGCACAGTGTACTAATAGTAGCGGACAGAGTAGAATTTCTAGAAAAGGTAAAAGAATATGTTGGTGAAACGTGTTTGTTGGTTACTGGCGACACCTCAACAGAAGAAAGACAACTTGCAAAAGAACAAATACTTAATAAAACAAAAATGTGCATTGCTGGTAGCAGACAAATATTTAGTGAAGGAATTTCCATCAATATATTAAGCTGTGTAATTCTAGCAGTACCAATGAGTAATGATAGTCTACTAGAACAAATTATAGGTAGAGTTATGAGAGAACATTCAGGTAAACTAACTCCTGTAGTAGTAGATGTACAGTTTAGCGGTTGGTTAGACAAGAAACAAAATAATGATAGACTGGGACTATATCTTAAAAAGGGCTGGGAAGTCATAACGGTATAGAATTTTTAACTTGCAGTACTTGGCTAGCTGTGTTATAATATATAATGGTCGAAAGAAAAATATATAGATTTGATTTACAAAAAGCTAAAACTTTAAGTAAGTATGATCCAGTAAAATTGTTAAATATATTGTATAAACATTATAAAAGAAATGACCCTAAATTGAATGGGTTGAGCTTTTTAAAAAATGCACAAGATTTTTTCTTAGACAAAAATGTAGATATATTATATAGAGCGCAATATCTAGACTTAGCAGGGCGCAGGAGTTATCAACAATATAAAGATTTAAAGTATACACACCTAGACTTAACTTACTATCCTGATCTAAATATAAACGCAATAACCTACAATCCTATAATAACAATCAAAAACAACAAAATTTATTTTAAATACGAGGAATAAATGGCACTAACTTTTAAACAAACAAAAGGTAAAGCAGTAACAAATAAAGTAGAAACCTACGAGTATAAAGATGGCGAAAATACAGTAAGATTAATTGGCGGTATTCTTCCTCGTTATATTTACTGGATCAAAGGTACAAACAACAAAGATATTCCTATCGAGTGCTTAGCATTTAGCCGTGATAAAGAAAAATTCGATAATCTTGAAAAAGATCATGTTCCAGATTATTATCCAGACTTAAAATGCAGCTGGAGTTACTCTATCAATTGTATTGATCCTAAAGATGGTAAGGTTAAAGCTCTTAATCTCAAAAAGAAATTATTTGAGCAGATTCTTACAGCTGCAGAAGATTTAGGTGATCCTACTGATTACGATAGTGGTTGGGATGTAGTATTTAAGCGTACTAAAACCGGCCCGTTAGCTTTTAATGTAGAATATACATTACAGGTACTACGTTGCAAACCAAGAAAATTAAGTGCTGAAGAAAAAGCTTTAGCTGATAGTGCCCAAAATATAGATGAAAAATTTCCTAGACCAACTCCCGAAGAAGTAAAAGCACTTTTAGAAAAAGTAAATAATCAACAAGAAGAAGAAGACATTGATCAAAGTCAAGCAGAAGCAATTAAAGAACTAGGATAATATATAAGCCCAGTAGTTTACTACTGGGCTTAACATTTTAGGAAATATAATGCAAGTACTATTTACAGCCGATATTCATATAAAATTAGGTCAAAAAAATGTTCCTGTAGAATGGGCTAAAAATAGGTATAAATTATTGTGGCAGCAACTAGCTTTAGTACAAAATAAAGCAGATTTATTTATTATAGGCGGAGATATTTTTGACAAGTTGCCTAGTATGGATGAATTAGAGATTTATTTTGACATGATTAGTAACTGTAATATACCAACTCTTATTTATAGTGGAAATCATGAAGCAGTTAAAAAATCAACAACTTTTTTAACAAATTTAGCTCGTGCCACTAATCTTATGAATCGCAAAGTAATTATATTAGATGATTATTATAGTGATTATGGTATAGAATTTGTACCTTATAATAAGTTAAAAGACTTTGAGCAAAACAATCCCTGGCCTGAGGGAGGCAATATTTTATGTACACATGTGCGAGGAGCAATTCCGCCACATGTTAGTCCAGAAGTTAACCTTAATATATTTAAAGATTGGCAAATAGTTTTAGCTGGTGATTTACATAGTTACGAAAATTGTCAATTAAATATTTTATATCCAGGTAGTCCAGTAACAACAAGTTTTCATAGACAAAATGTTGATACTGGTGTGATACTTTTAGATACAGAAACATTAAAACATCAATGGATAAAATTAAACTTACCACAGCTTATTCGTAAAACTGTATCTGCAAGTGACCCTAAACCGCCAACTGATTATGACCATACAATATATCAAGTTGAGGGTGACATGCAAGAACTAGGGCAACTTGAAGATAATGAATTAATTGATCGCAAAGTAATAAAGCGAACTAGCGACGTAGAATTAATGCTAGATAATGAAATGACTCTTGTTGAAGAAGTTCGAGAATATTTACAATATATTCTAAATTTAAACCAAGAAACTATTGATAAATGTATACAAGAAGTACAAAATAATTTAGATAAGATAGAACATGAGTGATATTATTACAGAATATCATCCAAACATGGTGTATGTTGCTAGAATTATTGCTGAACGTAGCTGCGGAGATCAAGAGCGTTGGTTTGATTACTACGATGAAGCAAAAAACACAATACTACTAGTAGAACAGCTAGGATTCTTAAATAAAAAGAAGTTTTGGAAAAATGATAACAATTAAAGAACTACGTTGGAGTAACTGCTTTAGCTACGGTAGTAGTAATACTATTAATTTTATTAAAAGTCCGCTTATTCAATTAGTAGGTAAAAATGGACACGGTAAAAGCAGTGTAGCTCTAATATTAGAAGAAGTACTATTTAATAAAAATAGTAAAGGTATAAAAAAAGCTGATATTCATAATAGGTATATTAATGATAAAAATTATACTATTGAGTTAGATTTAGAGCGAGACGGTAATCAGTATACTATTAAGTGTATACGAGGAGGGCAGCAAACTGTAAAATTATCAAAAAATGGTCAAGACATTAGCAGTCATACTGCAACCCAAACTTATAAAATAATTGAAGATATTATAGGTATTGATCACAAGAGTTTTACACAAATAGTATATCAAAGTAGTGCTGTTAGTCTAGAATTTTTAACCAGTGCAGATACTGCTCGTAAAAAATTCTTAATAGAGATATTGAATTTAACTAAATATACTAAAGCTAGCGAGAGATTTAAAGAAATAACACTAGAACTTGGCAAAGAAATTAGTGAATGTCAGACAAAAGTTAATACTATAAATAATTGGTTGAACAAATATGAAAAAACTGATTTAACTGTAAAAAGTTTCCATATAGTAGAAACACTAAATAATGAATTACCCAGACAGGTAGCAGAATTAGAAATAGATATTAGTAATTTAGATAAAACTAATCGTAAAATTATACAAAATAATACTTATAAACAACAATTAAGTAATATAGACTTGTCAGTATCTAACCCTGATAAAGTAGAAAAAGAGGATATTAAAAGACTACAGCAACAACAAGCTGAACATATGAAAACTGTCAAAGACGGCGAAGCATTTATCAAAAAATTAAATAATTTACATGGTATATGTCCAACCTGTTTTAGTGAAATAAACGAAGAAAAAGTATCAGAATTAATAAAAGAAAAAACTGATGAAGTAGAAAATGCTAGAGCTAGTGCTGCTGTTGCACTTATATCTGCTAGTGATCTTGAGCAAAAAGACAAGTTATATAATCAACATATAAAACAACAAACAGAGTGGGAAAAATTACACTTATTAATAGATAATTCTCTGCCAAACAAAACTCTAGTAAAAGACGAATTACAAGCTAAGTACAATAATTTAGCTAAAACGTTAAAAGATACTCAACAAAGAATTAAATTAGCCGAAGAAAATAATTTAAAAATTCAGCAGCATAATAGTCGCGTAGAAACTATTAAGCAACAGTTGCAAGAGATGAACGAAGAATTAGAAGAACATAGTTTTCAGCTAAATCTTATGAATGAGCGTATGAGTATTCTACAAGTACTTACGAAAACATTTAGTACTACTGGTCTTGTGGCATACAAAATAGAATGTTTAGTAAAAGACTTAGAAGCTATTACTAACAGTTATTTAGTTGATCTAAGTGATGGCAGATTTCAAATTAGTTTCAAAGTAAATAGTAGTGATAAACTAAATGTAATTATCACAGATAATGGACGAGATATTGATATTAATGCACTTAGTGGTGGGGAACGAGCTAGAGTTAATGTTGCTACACTATTAGCTATTCGTAAATTAATGCAAACACTTAGCAGTAGTAGAATTAATTTATTAATATTAGATGAAACAGTAGAAGCACTAGACGTAGAAGGTAAAGAAAAACTAGTAGACGTATTACTTGGGGAAGAGCATCTTAATACTGTTTTAATAAGTCACTCTTTTAGTCACCCCTTAATTGAGAGAATTGGAATTGTTAAACACAGTAATATATCTCGTATTGAGGCATGAATATATGCGAGCTAAAAGATTTGAAAAATTACTAGAACGCAAACGTAAGTTGGTAGAAAAAGCTACAAAATCTATTGAAGAATTAGCTGTACTAGATCAGAAACTGCCATTATATATGAACGCTAATGGCGATATTGATTGGAATAAGTTAGCTAAACATGTTAGTGAGGCTACCAGTGGTAGATAGTCGTCAAAAAGGTGCGCGTACAGAAATATTAGCACGTGATATGTTACGTAAGCACACTAGCCTAAATTGGGAGCGAGTACCTGGATCAGGTGCTCTTGACCCTAAACATCAGCTTAAGGGAGACTTATACATACCTGGTGTTAATAATAGGTTTTGTGTAGAAGTAAAAGGTTATGCAGAAGACCACATAAATAGTGGGTTGCTAACGCATAAAACGCCACAACTTATAGAATGGTGGCAACAAACTGATCGACAAGCACGTCAAGTAGATAAATTACCATTACTTATATTTAAATATGATCGAAGTAAATTGTTTGTAGCTACTGTAGTATATGAACTTGACATGTTAGATAATCGCTGGTTGCTGTACAGCAATGGTGGTGATTACGAGTTTTATATTATGCTATTAGAAGATTGGCTTAGTGGACCCACGGTTAAATTTATATCTTGACTTTATGTATCAACAGTGATATAATAATAGATTACACCTTAAAAAATAATATGAAACCTTTTACACAATTTGAAACAACTGAAAAGACACTGATGATAGTTGATGCACTTAATCTCGCCTTTCGCTATAAACATAGTGGAGCTAGAAATTTTGCAGAAGACTACCTACGCACTGTTGAAAGCCTAAAAAAGAGTTATAAAGCCAAGTGGGTTATTATTACCGCAGATCAAGGATCTAGTAGCTATAGAAAGAATATTTACCCACTGTACAAACAAAATCGCAAAGACAAATACGATCAGCAAACTGAACAAGAACGCCTAGAGTTTGAACTATTCTTTGAAGATTTTACCACAACACTAGAACTACTTGGCGAACATTATCCAGTGCTACGATTTCAAGGAGTTGAAGCAGATGATATTGCTGCTTATATTGTAGCCAAAAAACGCAAACTAGCTGTCAATGAGATTTGGCTGATGAGTAGTGATAAAGATTGGGATTTATTAATAAAACCAGGAGTTAACAGATTTAGTTATGTTACTAGAAAAGAAACTACTTGGGAAAATTGGAATGATCAATATCCATTTGAACCCGAACAGTATATTTCCGTTAAGTGTCTTATGGGCGATAGTGGCGATAATGTCCCTGGTGTGCCTGGTATTGGACCTAAACGCGCTCAGCAGCTTGTTGAAGAGTATGGTACTGCCTGGGATATTATTAACAGTATTCCCCTACAAGGTAGGTATAAGTATATCCAGGCGCTCAACGAGCATAAACAACAATTAGAGGTTAATTATCAGCTAATGGATCTACAAACATACTGTAAAGATGCCATTGGCATTGAGCACTGTCAAGAGATTGACCAAATATTAGAGTTAACCATCAAATGAAAGAAAGTATACAATTTTTTAATATTAACAAAAGCTATGATCACGCTCGTGATGCAGTGGTCAAACAAGTAGTAGAGTGTCGTGTAGATAACGCAGCATACCTACCAAAACGTGCTAATGCTACAGATGCAGGAGCAGACCTACGCAGCACTGAAAAATGTGAAATCTATCCTGGCGAAACAAAATTGTTAGATACTGGTGTAGCGGTCAAAATTCCACAGGGCTACGGCGGGTTCGTATTTAACAGATCGGGACAAGGCAAAAACGGAATTATTGTGCTTAATGGCGTAGGCGTTATTGACAGTGATTATCGTGGAAATATAAAAATCGCATTAAAAAATATTAGTGAAAATAGATATACAATAGAGGTTGGAGATAGAATTGCTCAATTGGTTATCATGCCAGTTATACTTTGCGATTTTGTTGACAGCTGGAATGACACAGAACGTGGTACTGGAGGGTTTGGTAGCACAGGAAAATAGGAGAAATTATGCAAGTAAGTACAAGAGCACAAGTTATTACCAGACGAACATACAACAGACCTACCACTGATGATGGTAAACAATTTGAAACATGGGCACAAACAATTAGACGAGTACGCGAACATCAACACTGGTTATGGGAACGCAGTGTAGGGCGTCAGCTATACTTTAATGAAGTAGAAGAATTAGATCAACTAGAGCAACTTATGCTTGCTCGCAAAGTGTTAATGAGTGGCCGTACATTGTGGTTAGGTGGTACAAATGTAGCACAAACCCGTGAGGCCAGCCAATTTAACTGTAGTTTTACACAGGTAGAAACAGTATATGATGTAGTAGATGTATTATGGTTGTTGCTACAAGGTTGTGGTGTAGGATTTAAGCCAATTGTAGGTACACTAAATGGATTCTCAAAACCTATCAAAAATATTCAAGTCGTTAAAAGCCAACGAACAGCTAAAGGCGGACTTGAACACAATGTTGAAACCTGGGATGCAAACACAAAAACTTGGACAATACAAGTTGGAGACAGTGCCGAGGCTTGGGCTAAATCTATCGGCAAGCTCCTTGCTGGCAAATATCCTGCTAATACTCTTGTGCTTGATTTTAGTCAGCTCAGACCTGCTGGGGAAAGGTTAAAAGGATATGGATGGATTAGCAGTGGTGACAGTGCTATCTCAAAAGCTTATGTTGCAATTGCCAACATACTTAATGGTAGGGCTGATACTCTTCTCACTAGGATGGATATTCTTGATATTGTCAATCATCTTGGAACGATCTTGTCCAGTCGTAGATCGGCTGAAATTGCTCTTTTCGACTATGGTCAACCGGAGTGGGAAGAATTTGCAATAGCTAAAAAAGATTTTTGGTTGTACGGTCGTGAGCATCGTCAGCAGTCAAATAATAGTTTAGTATTTAAGGAAAAACCCAGTCGCCAGGAACTAAAGCATATATTTAATCTTATGCAGGAAGCTGGTGGCAGCGAGCCAGGATTTATAAATGAACAAGAAGCTCTTAGACGTGCTCCGTGGTATAAAGGAGCAAATCCATGCGTCGAAATCTTATTGGGAAACAAATCCTTCTGTAACCTTACAGAAACGGACATCTCCAAGTTTAAAGGTGACACCGCTGGATTACACGATGCGATCAGATTGGCTGCCAGGGCAAATTATCGTCAGACCTGTGTTAATCTTAAAGACGGGATCTTACAAGAAGCATGGCACCTTAACAACTATTTCCTACGTCTCTGTGGGGTCGGTTTAACAGGTATTGCAATGCGTCCTGATATGAATAGTTATGACTATGAATATCTTAAGCGGACAGCAACTAGTGCAGCTATTAGCATGGCAGATGAATTAGGCTTACCACGTCCTAAAAATGTTACTTGTGTTAAGCCATCGGGCACGCTGTCAAAGATCATGGATTGTACTGAAGGTGTACACAAGCCACTAGGCAAGTACATTTTCAACAACGTGCAGTTTAGTACTTATGATCCTGTTATTCCTCTAATGCGTGAAGCAGGCTATAAAGTAATGAATCATCCTACGGATCCTACAGGAGTACTAGTAACATTTCCCGTAGAGTGGAAAGACGTGCCTTTTCATAAAGAGTCAGGAAAAGAAGTTAATCTTGAAAGCGCTGTACATCAACTTGAGCGATATAAATTGCTACAAACTAGTTGGACACAGCAAAATACATCAGTAACAATTAGTTATGATGCTGGTGAGGTTAATGAAATTATTGATTGGTTACTCAATAACTGGGATTGTTATGTGGGCGTAAGTTTTATCTATAGAACTGATCCTACTAAAACCGCTCAAGATTTAGGTTATCTATATCTTCCTCAAGAAGTCGTAGATGAGCAAACTTACAAAGACTATGTTTATAATTTAAAACCAGTAAATTTAGAAGGTGCTAACAGTTTTGATGAAATTGTTGGTGATGACTGTAGTACAGGAGCATGTCCAATAAAATGAACAACGTAGAATTAACATTTACAGTAACATACGAAGAAGCTAATATTATTATTGCCGGATTACAAGAATTGCCAGCAAAAATATCAAATCCACTTACTCAAAAGTTACAAGAGCAAGCTAGACCACAACTAAACTTAGAAGATGAAAAGAGATTAGAAGTAGTAAAATAATAAAAAAGCCCGCTTATTTATTGTTTATATTTTTCAACTAAAACATCAATAGTATCAACTATTTTTTGCATATGTTTTTTAGTTATTGATTTTAGACCTAAAACTCTGTGTATTTCAACTATATGTTCTTGAAAATCTTCTGGATAATCTTCTAAGTCTAGTGTATATTCTTTTAGGATACTGTGTAATACTTGTCTATATTCTTCTTGCTTTGTTGGTTTCGCCACTTTAGGCGGCTTATCAAGATTATATTTAAGATAAGTAGATACCCAATATATGCCTTGATTCATATTTTTGGGCGGCAGTCTAACTCGCATTATAAACTTAGAGGTGTGTCATCATCACTATCTTCGTCATCTATACTATTATCACCATCGTGCATGTCATCTAGTTGACTAAATACTTCTACGAGTATATCACGATAAGGTTGATCTACACGGTGTAGATCTAGGAGATAAATATCTAAGTGATCATTACGTAATAATTCTGCATGGTACATAAATTGACCAAAAGCCTCTAAGTCTTCACTGATATTACTATTAGCATAATTTTCAATTACCTGTGCTGCCATCATACGCAGTGGTTTACTAATCATGCCTTTTTGTGCTATGCGTACCAGTTGAAGTGCTTTTCCTTCACGCTCACGCATAATTTGATTACGCTTAGCACTACTCCAACTATATCCACCATCACCGCCCCACAAATCCCAAGCTACTCTACCTTTACTAGGAAAGCCTTCTTGTCCACTGTAAAAACCTGTAGCTTTCTTATCTACTTCATGACGGCTAAAAAAGCTGTACATGCGTAACACTACACTTGCCGATAGTGGATCTCGATCCTTTAATTGATTAGCTCTAGCTAAGCCAACAAGTGTGCCACCGGCTTTACCTTCTTGTTTCCACTTTAGTGCTCTTTTGGCGGCACTGGCCATGCCGCTTGTTGGTTTATACGTTTTAGCCATGATAACTCCTATTATCTCATGCGATTATCATCTATAAATTTAATTTCGTCTACCAGTGCATCTGCATCAGTTTTGAAATTATTGAAATCACTTTTACTTATCGTTTTTATTAATTGCTCTAATAAATTTTGGGCTTCTGTATTTCGCTCTGCTCTAGCAGCGTACAGCCAGCGAAAAGCACTTTTTTTATCTTGTATTTGTAAATAGTATTTACCCAAATTAAGCATACTACTAATATTACGTTTTGACGCCGACTCTTTTAAATCGCCAAGTAAGTTTTCAATATCTGACTGACTACTGTGTGGATCATTAAATACCATATTCGCTAATTGTTGATTTGCTTGTTCATTAACCCTAGCAGCATGTCGTAATACTTGCATAGCTAAGCTATGACTTGTGTCTTTTACTAATTCAACAATTTTTAATGCTGTTTCACTAGTTAATTTTGTATATATTTCTCTAAATACGGCATAAACATAAGGTTGTAGGTCATCGGGAACAATTTTCTTTTGCAGCATATTTATTAGTTCATCTACTGCCTGCGGATCATTTTTAATACTTCTCCACATTAATATTCTTGTTGCTGCGTTATACTTTTGATCGTGTTTAAACGCAATTGCATCGTTTAATGTACGATTGCGAGCAGCTTGATCGTTTAATATAGCATTTACTAATTCGGTATGACTTTTAGTTTTAGTTGGCTTAACTGTTTGCTTATTTAAGTGCGGATTAGGTTCACTACCTGGTATACCTACACTCCAGATCTCCATAGGCTCTACATTTTTAAACGCTTGCTGGCCACGACTAGTAAATTTAAGGTCTTTTATTTTTGCATTAACTAGTCTATACACGCTATCAGTCATAGTAACACCACCAAGATCAGCTAGACTTTCTGTACGAGCCGCTAAGTTAACGGCATCGCCCATTAGGTTAGTGCCATATATCCATACTTCACCTACATGCATGCCTACACGCCAACGTAGTCCATTATTCAACTTATGCATTTGTGTCTGCATTGCAACGCCAAACCGAACGGCATCTACTGCACTAGCAAATTCAATAAGTACACTATCTCCGCCTGTATTAAACAATCTTCCTCTGTATTCTAAAATTAGCTTATCAATTATGGCTCTGCAAACATCTAACTTAGCTAGTGTACCTTGTTCGTCTTTTTGCATTAACGAACTATAGCCTATAACATCGCTGCATATAATAGTAGCTAATTTAGTTTCCATTGTTTCTTACGTCTTTTACTAATTTATTAACCTGATCCCAAAGTGCAGTAATTTGACGATCATAGTTTTTTTCTAAGTAGTCTAATCTTACTTTAATAGTAACAGCGTAGGCAGCTATGGCAACTATTCCAGCACCTAAAAACCAAAGTTTACCTACAGCGTCTGTAACAGTTTCCATAGCTAGTGCTCCTATTTATATGCTAAAATTATTTGTTTACATAATTTGCTACGTACAATATCTTCGTCACGAAATCTAACAACTTCGATACCTTCTATATGCTCTAATCTATTTGTAGCATCTAATAGCCCACTGTTACTAATATCACTTTGATCGTGATCTCCGCTAATTATTATTTTACAGTTTTTACCTATGCGTGACAAGATCATTTTCATTTCATCTCTAGTTGCATTTTGTGCTTCGTCAAGTAAAACTATACAATCATCAAATGTTAGTCCACGCATAAATCCCAGCGGTTTAGGTTCTATTTGTTTTTTATTTAGTGCATATTCGTAAAATCCGCGTCCTAAACTATTTGAAAAAATTTGGTCAAAAGGTTCAAGATAGGGAGCATACTTTTCTTCTAGAGTACCAGGCAAAAATCCTAATCCTCGGCCTGTTTCTATATTTGGTCTAGTTAGTATAATCTTTTTTATACGGCGGTGAAATAACTCACCAGCCGCATATGTTGCTGCAATATAGGTTTTACCAGTGCCTGCACTACCTATACCAAAAATTATACTATTTTCATGTATAGCCTTTAAATATTCTTCTTGAATATAATTAAGTGGTTTTACATTTTCAAAACCTATTTCCAGGGGAACAACATTATCTCGTTGTACACTGCGTAATTTTTTAGCACTGCTTTTGGCCATGAAAAGTTTCCTTGTTAAGGTTTATTATTTTTTATCTGGTACTTTGTGCCCATCTAACTTTTCATGAACCTTAACTTCTTTACAAACTTGCTCTGGTTTTCCATCTTTACCAATTACAGGTTTGCCATCTTTTACTTTATCAATACAAGCTTTTTCTTTCTTAGCAGGAGCCTTTTCTTCTTTCTTTGCTGGCTCATCTTTTTTAGCTTCTACTTTAGCAGGTGCTTTTTCCTCTTTTTTTGGTGGATCAGCAGCAATTGCTGGTTGCAATAATAATGCAGAAGCCATAAATGCTAATAAAATTTTAGTCATATAAATTTCCTATTATAGTTCTGGAAATACTGGTTGAGGTGGGGCGGCTTTACCGCCAAACCCAACAGTTACTTGATTACCACCAGATGATGGTGCTATGTTTATACTGCCATTATTACCTAGGGTAACTGTAGCAGGAGACATAGGTGGTGGGCCTGGTGGCTTATCCCAACCTTTGTTTGCAGCTTGTAGGGCTGCTTTTTGGGCTTCCTTGTCACCACTGGCTAACATAATACCACTAAGTGTACCTGTTAAAAATGTAGCAATAGGAATAATTAATTCAAAAAACTTATTATCTACAGGACTAATACCGTTCATTGGTTGTGTTACGAATATTAAACTGTAAAGAACTACAAATACGATACCAAATAATGTTAGTGCTAGTACCATACCTATAAAAAATTTGAGCCTAGCCATTAACTCTTCTTCAGTATAGCGTGGCCCTACGAAAAAATCTTTAATCATTTACAATCCTTTACTGCTGCTTGTGCTGGTGTAGTAGTTGTTTTACTAGTTACACGATCTTTTTCATATGGAGTTAAATCTTCTGGGCAAGTGCCGTTAGCACTGCAATAAGGTTTTTTACATACCTTATGCTCCCAATTATCTGGATTTTGACAGGGGTACCTATACATATCACTACAACTAGCTAATAGCAGCGATAATAATACTACCCTAACCACGGCAACCACATCCATAGTGCTTGACTTACTATAAATGCTCCGGCAAGTCCAACAACAGTGCTTACGTAAAACATTGGCATACTAGCTGCTAAAATACTTGCCGTTAACAGTACAATACTAATTTGTAATATGCTACCGCCCCAAGTAAACCAGGGACTGCGTTTTTTAGCTTCATCGCGTTCAGCTTCTAATAGCTTAGCCTTTTCCATAATATCTTTCTTATCATCGCTCATACGTTTAGCTTCGGCAAGAAATTTATCCTTATTTTCCGGCTTATTAGTTTCTAGGGCATTAATCTCATATAGTACACCACGTACATTTTTTGCTTGATACCAAGCCCACATGTTGTTAGCCTGTATAGTATTATTTTGTATTTTGCTACTATTACTTCCACCGATCATTGTATTAATGGCTAATAATGCGGCAAGAAACACAATAACAAACCCTGCCTTATCCTTAATTTTAGCTTCTTTTTCGCTACGTGTTAATGGTTTGATTTCTGTTTTTTCTGTCATAAACTGCCTCTACTTATTAGCTAGTGGATTATCAAGTGCCTTTTTAAGATCATCTGCTATTTTTCTCTCTAAGGCTTTTAATTTTTGATCTACTTCTCTATCTTGAGCACGAAGTTGTTGCTCAGTATTTCTAACTGCCAAACTAACATCTTTATTTAACTGCGTACTAGCAGTATCAACTTGTTTTTGGGCTGCTCGTATTTCAGTTTTAGCTTCTGCAATTGCTTTATCTACATCACGACTAATTTGTTTATTATTACGCTCTACTTCTTCTACTACTTTTTCTAGCCGTCGTATATCACTCTTTAAGTCGTTTTTAATATCACGAGTATACTCAGCAGTTTTATCACTACCTTCCTGCACAGCCTGAGCAGTTTTAGTAGAGTTTTCTTCGATAACTGCCAATCTTTTATCAAACTCGCTAAAATCAGGACTAACATATTCTGCAATCTTTTTCTTCATACCTATATAATCTTTATAGACTTCAAAAGCACCGTATAATGCACCAAGTACACTACTTAATATAGTAGCAGCAACCATTAATTTAGCAGGAGTAAAATCGTATCCACCTATGCTAATAACAGTATCTTTACTAGCATACTTTTTAGCTGCGGCTTCAAGTTCATCAACTTTTTTATCTAAGTTTACTTTTTCCTCACTCATCTTTGCTTCCTCTAATTGAAGTTGCTAGAATCCATAAACTAAATATAAATAATATGACATGTAGTAATGCTGTATAATTTGTATTACCTATTTCCATATTACCTCCTATATTGTTGGTCTATTATTTCTTGGTGTTTTGCGTCTTGTCCTAGGCTACGCAAGGCTCGAACATTGTCTACAGTGCGTTGACCACGATAGATTTCCTTTGGTTGATAAAAGGCTATTTCTCTTATAGCTAAATTTGTGTAGACATCAAATCCTGCTGGCACACGAGCAATTTGACTGATACTGACTCCGCCTGCCAAGTCATTGTCTGCTGTGTTTGATTTGACTGCTGGACCCGCAAATACCGGACCAGATTGTGTCATCTGCTGTTGCCCGTTTAACATGTCATTAAGTGGATTGGTACGATCTATTAGGGCTGTAGCGATGATATTAGTGGGTGCATCTACTGTGGCAGTTTCCACTTGCGGTGGTCTAGGGGATTCAGCCTGCGGTGGTTCTGGCACAACTGCTGCGGCCATTGCAGGTTGTATTACTGCGGGCATAGCAATAGTACTATTCTCTTGTATGGGACGCTCTGGCAATGTTGACTGACTTTGATCTATTTGAACCTGCGTTGGTTCTGGCATTCTAATTATGGCTACTTGTACTGCGGCACTGGTATCAATATCTTGTGTTTGGCTAGTAGAACTGGTGCGAGCGGGTGTGGGAGGCAATGATACTGCTGTGGTTGTAACCAACTGTTGATTTATCTGTGGTGGTGCCAGCAATTGATCTAATGATACAATCTCTACCGCAGAGTCTGACCTTGTTTGAGAGTCTGCTCTTTGCACCGGTCTTGACATTTGTGGTAATTGGATTGGTACGCTGACTGAGACTGCTGCGGTTGTTGGTAAACCCGATGATTGTTCTTGTTCTTGTCCTATTGTTTGTGTGTCTTGGCCGCGATTCGTAGACTTAGTAGCAGATGTTGCCAAGTTTTGTGTAGGCATAGCAATAGCCAAAGCGGTTTGGTTGCTTGTTTTTTCTGTGTTAGTATTTTGTTCAATAGCAGTTTCTGCCGCGGCCAAGTCGCGTTGAGCGTTTAATTTAATCACACTCATAGCAGTACTGACGCTAGGTGATGGTATTATTGAACTTGATTGGGTAGTTGTTAGGCTATAACTAGCACTGGCTTCTGCTAGGCCAGGTATGGGTTTATTAATTGCTGTTAAAAATCCAGGACATTCTGTACTATGTAGTGGATTTACTACACAAGGATCAGGTTGATAGCGTAAGCTAAAACTTACATTAGTAATCTCTGGCCCATATGGTCCTACCCAATAATTGTTGTCTCTACCATAGAAACCGTAGAGTATAGTGCCTAGATCACTGCCTCTGCGCTCCTTGGTAAAGTTTCCTGACCATGAAAAGTCAGTCCAATCGTGTATAAAATTTAGGTTATAAGTTTGTGCTTCTATCCATTGGCCACCCTTGCTGTACATTTGAACATAGGCCTGCAGAGTATCTAAAGCACCATTGTCCCAACCATTTCCGTTTTTACTACGCCAATTAAATTGGAATCCTGTAGCAATTAAGCCTGTACCTGAATTTGGTAGCACATCTGCTATTGCTCGTGCTTGATACAATTCTGTCGCATTATAACTAAAATTTATGTTACCATCAGGTCTTATATATGGTGTTCCCGGACTACAATTAGGATCACCTGCTTGCCAGCATGTTAGTGTAGACACAGGATATCCATTACTCCAATTATTATCAACTAAATTACCAGTATAACTGGTTTGGCTATAAACTAATGATGTATATAAATATAATAAACTAAAGATTATAGATTTAGCAATAGTATACATTACCTGCGATACCTTACGCGATCTTCGTAATTGTCATCAACTACAGCTAGTTTTTCTACAGGATCAGGAATTAAGTGTGGATTTTTTTTCCACGCTTCACGTGCCTGATCACCAATTTTGCCTTCTATTGGGCATGGTGTACCTGCAGCCATCATGGCGTCCCATATTCTACGATCCTGACACATAGTGGCTACAGCAGCGACTTTCATACCCATGTCATATAGTGTTTTGCTTAGACGCAATCTTTCGCAGTTGAAATCACGCTGTGTTGCACCAAAACTAATACCAAGCACCTGTGTTTGTGCTGCACCACTCACACCGGTCACACAAAGATCTTGACCCATGCTCATCATGGCTGGTGCTACTGCTGTTGGGGGCGGTTGACGTATGGTCTGTGTTATTCTAGTGTCGTTGATATTACGGTTGGTCATGTCTCCTGTTTGTACATTATTATTGGTATTAGTACTAGTACTCTTGTTTTCGTTAGTATTGACATTGGTATTTTTATTGTCTGTGCCTCCGCTTTGTACAGTACGCACAGTTTGATCACCAGTATTAATATTGTTATTAGTGTTGACATTTCTACTGGTACTGGTGCTGGTATTGACATTATTGTTTTGATTGGTATTGACCGCAGTGCTGGTAGATGTATTGATGTTGCGGTTGGTCATGTCACCAGTATTAATATTATTATTTGTATTAGTGTTAGTACTGTTACTAGTGTTAATATTATTATTGTTATACGTCATTGTACCAGAATTAATGTTTTGGTTGACATTGTTGCTAGTTGTAACATTGTTGTTATTATAAGTCACAGTGCCTGACATGATATTGCGATTGGTATTATCACTAGTTGATGTAGAACTATTTACATTGTTATTATTATAGGTTACTGTACCACTCTGTACATTGCGAATTGTTTGATCACCAGAGTTGATGTTGTTGTTGGTATTGATGTTGGTATTAGTTAAACTACCACTCATTATAGTTCTATTCGTGTTATCACTTGTAGTAGCGTTAGTGTTTTGATTGATGTTAGTTAGTGTACCGCTTTGCACATTATTATTAGTATAAGTTACACTACCGCTCATAACATTATTATTAGTTACAGTACCACTTTGTATATTGTTGTTGGTATTAGTGCTAGTGTTTGTATTAGTATTGGTATTTTGATTAATATTAGTTAATGTACCGCTTTGCACATTATTATTAGTATAAGTTACACTACCGCTCATAACATTGTTATTAGTTACTGTACCACTCTGAATGTTTGTATTAGTATTATTAGTGGTTGAAGTAGTGGTATTGTTGGTAGTAACATTACTTGTACTATTACTAGTACTATTAGTATCAACTAAACTCGTACTTGTATAAGGAGCTTGGTTGATAAGAGTTTGTTGAGCAAGGCTTGGACCTACTAAGCCAAATAATAAAGCTGTAATAAAGGCTAATACTTTTCTCATATTAGTCTCCTTAGACTATTTTAGTGACTTAGTATATGTAGGCAATGCTCGTAGTGTTTTTTCCTATCTTCTAAGCCAATTGTTCCGCCATTTATGCGTTTTGTAAGGGTAAGTATATCTTGTTTATCCGCCCACTGATTGAGATTATTTGATTCCCAAAACCAACATGCACTTTGTGCAGCACCTTCAAAGGTTTCCATATATTCACTAGCTTCTTCAGGACTAATCTGTAAGCTTGCAGCAAACCAACTATAGTTTTCTCTGCCAGTTACTTGTATCAATCCACGTCCACAAAATTTATATCCGTCTCCTGACTCTTCAGGACCATTACCCATGCGATTAGCATATACACGGTTAGCAATCTTTTCAGGCTTTTTCTCATATTGCTGCGCCAATGCATCTGTAGGAAAATACTTGGGAAATGTTTTACGCAGACTTTGCCAGCGATAGTTTAAGTTTTCTTTAATAAACACAAAACCGCCCGACTCGTGTGCACACTGTGCTAAAAAGGCAGCTATGCGGTCTGCAGTATTTATTTCATATTGTGGTAATAATTGCTGTAGAGCAGTATACCAGTAACTAACATATTGGTTCTTTGGAATTATTTGTTTTAATTGATCTTGTGTTAGTTCCATTACTTCTCCTTTTTCCAGTGGGTATTATACCACCGTACCCAACTATCATTATTTAACTTACACATATGGTATAAATTGTAGTTTTGCTGTATTAAATCTACAAGCTCTGCCATGCTTACATCCTGCGTATTAGCCAACTTTAGTTGATCGCATTGTTTAAGCATTGCTGAATCTGCTATTTGTGGCCAGGGTGGATTAACCTTAAATGTTTGGAAGCAGCCAGCTAATAGTGTGCTAGCTAGTGCTAATATTACTAATTTCATTATTTTGCACCCTTAGCAGTATTATTAAGTTTTTCTAGGTACAATTCAGGCACAGTTGGGCAGTTTTTGGCGTTAGCTAACACATCCTCCAGTTTTTTATTAGCTGCCAGTTTATCTTTTTCGCCTAGTGCAGCATATTTATCCTGTTCAGCTTTACTAAGCGTGGCTAACACATTTTGCACTGTAGCGTCCTTTGATTTAAGTACCTCAATAAACCGTTTATTTTGCTGACGTTCACGCTCTGCACTGTCTTTAAGTTGTTGCAGTTTAGCTTCTCGTTCTTGTTTTAACTGCTGATTTACTACTTCTTGCTGCTTGGCTGCAGCTTCTGCTTTGGCAGTCTCTTCAGTTAACTTTTCTTGCCAATAATTATTATTCCAATTTGCACCCATTAAAAATAGTGAGAGTGCAAATAGTGGAATCATACTATAGTGTATTAATTTTGCTTGCGGAATTAATTGTGCAAAAAATCTAGTAGCAAAAAACAAAATTATACAAGCTACAGCTAATAGTGGAAAGAACCAATCCGGTATAAAATTTAATATAAACATAGTATTAATTAGCGGGACCGCCAATTAATACTAACCAAGGTATATCATCACTAGGTATTTTATCTACAGAGGCAAAAATTAATTTTCCATAATAGTTTACTACGTGTGAGGGATTAGCTGTTAATCTAACACATCGATCAGAAGCTTCATAGTAATTTAAACCTTGCACTTCATAAAACCACCACTGATTTGGAAATACATTGTTTAGTTCATTATATAAGGTTTCCATTTAAAAATTAACTCCAAAATTGAATAGGAACTTTTGTAGACGAAGAATAGATTGCTATACTATCAGACGCACTTATTTTAAATTTATTTATAAAATTTAATGCTTTTAAGTGATCTATTGTTGCTGGCAAGGCTAAAACAATAGTTTTATCAACTGTTTTTCCTGCAGTATTAGATATAGTATCTAGGTTTAAAGCCGATTTTAATACTGGTATTGGTTGCTGTAATTTACTAGTTATTGTAAAATAATTATTACTAATTTCTCTAGCACTTACATTAAATTTAGCTATATTTCCACTAGTTGTGTTAGCTCTAGCACTTGCTAAGGGAAAAATACGTTGTATTTTTCCCTGGCTGTTATTGATTGAAAATCCTGAAAAATCACCTAGTATAGCTGCCATTTTATACTGCCAATGCTACTCTAAAATTATTAGCAAAAGCAGTTGCAATTGTATTTGCAGTTTGTGCGGCAGTATCTTCCAAGCTTCTATAACTTTGTCTAGGATCAGTAGTATCTGTTCTACTACGAAGAGTATATCTAAACGTACGCGCAGCTGCTGTTAATAACCAATGATCTGTAGTAGTACCACCAGCATCATAAAATTGATTACTATCAATATTAATTGAAACAGTATCCATTAGTGTTCCTAAATTACTAGATACTATTTTTAATCCGTATATTCTACCACGTATATCAGGATCAACTGCATTACCAAGAACTACTATAGGACTAAACATAAAACGTTTTCCACCATATAGATTAGTATTTACTGGTACTATTTGACCTAAATGTGGTTGTGGTATACTATCAACAGTTGCTGTAGCAGGTGCTGTAGTGGTTTGAACAGGTAAACCATTTGAAGCAATAGTTCCAGGACTAATATATGCTCCAGTAGCTGATAAATCATACATGTGACCCCATCTACCTAAAGTAATAGTAAGTGCACTATATATATGCGCATTAACACCAACTAGATCTGTAGGTGATGATCGTACACGAGGCACAGATATTACATTTCCATGTACCGGAGCATTTCCAGGTCCAGGTAAGCTAGGATATTGTGAAGCTCCTACAGGCATTCGTTGACCGTTTATATAGCCATAGCACGGATATGGTGTTGCACCTGAAGCATAAAGAACTGCTGAAGCACCCATACCTTGATTTTTTGCCGGTTCTGTTAAAAATGTGCTACCTGCTGCTACACCACCAGCTAAATTAAATGAACTTATAGTAACTCCAGTAGTACCTACTATTCCTGTTCCTAAATCTTCTGGTTGAGCGCGCTCAAATTCAAAACAACCTATCCAATTTGTAGGCACATTAGCTAGGCTTTTGCCTTGCAAGCAAAAATATCTAGAATTGCCAAATAAATATAGTGATCCACCACTAGTTTGTGTACCTATTTGTGTATCAAAAACTGTGCTTATGCCGCCTATTACAACTGAATTTGCAGCAATAGTAGGGCTTAAAGTCATTGTATATGTAGAAGCAGATGCATTTACTGTTCCGCCTGATATAGCTGTAACTACGTTATCTGCAACACCTGCTGCAAATGGAGAATACTGTGTAGTTGTAGCTGGTACAGCAACACTGCCGCAAATTAAATTACTTAGTGTAAAGGTTGTTGTAGTTGGCTGTGAACCAATCATAACAGTACCACCAGAACAATCTGCTAAATTAATACCTACACCACCAGTGCCAGCATAACCAGCTGCCCAACGCTCATATACAGGAGTGTTCCAACCACTTAAAGCTGTTGAAATAGTTGCAGTTGCAGTTGGAGTATATCCACTTATAACATTTCCTGTGCTATAAGTCGTTGCATTTTGCATTAGCGGATAAAATCTAAATCCAAAATACTTTCTGTCTAAACTAGTATTAAGTAATGCTGTACTTGCTTCAGCACTTTTATTAGGTGAAGAATATACATATTCAATAAAATCAGCTCCTGTATTAGGCGTATAAACAATACAAGGATTAGCAGCAGTAGCATACACTGTATGTTGAATAGGCTGTGCTAGTGTAACAGCGGCTACTCCTGATGCTGATGCAATAGCCGAATAGTGAGGTATTGTTCGATATATTGGAGTTGGTCCAACTACAGTCATAGCCGAATTAACTGTCATTGAAGTATCACTAGCAATAGCTGTAACTACAAAATATTGCCCAGCTATAGAAACTTCAGCACCTATAAATAATTGAGTAGTAAATAAGGTTCCTGTACCTGTAACAGTTGTGCTTGCGGTTACATTATTGATAGTTCCGCTTAATACTACTGGTGCTCCGCCTGCACCATGTATTTTAATTAAATTATATTGATTAAAGTTTGTAGCACTTGCTACAGTAATTTGATTTGTACCTGCTAAATAAACGCTATTTGTGGTTGCTAATATTGTAGTTGCTTGGCTAAATTTATTGCCTGGTGTAGTTCCACCATCTCTATTACCTTCAAGTACATTGCCGTGTATTTTTAATTTTTTATATATAGTGCTACTAGTACCAAGAGTATGACTAAAATCTGTAGTTATTCTACATCTAGTATTACTTAAAATTTGGCTTACTATAACATCTGTACCTTCTATATTTAATTCGTCACCAACACGTAGTTCTGTTAAAAATGCTGTTCCTGTACCATTAATATAACTTTCTTCAGGGCGTAATAGTACTCCTTGATATAGCTGTCGCATAGTGTGTATAGGTGTAGTACCGGTATAAGTAGCATAATCTAAAGTATATCCTATATCTACTGCACCACCTGTTGTTGTAGATGTTATTCCTGTACCACTAGTGGAAAACTTAAAAGTTCTCAGCTCATCACCAATCCATACTTGATCACCATCAGCAAGATCCCAAGCAAAATTAGCATTAGTACCTTGAATAGTGCTAAATGTTACTGTAGCTGCACTTAATGGTGTTCCTGGTGTTGCACTTAATGTATATGTACCTAATCCACCTGGATTATAAAAGTGAACTGTTGTGCCACTTAAAGTGCCACTTAAATTTTTACTTAACGTAACAGTTGTTCCACTAATAGTTGTTACATATGTGTCTGGCTCTATACCAGCTATAGTTGCACCATTACCAGATAATAATTGCCCAACTCTAATAGAACTATTAGTGGCGCCAAGAGTAATAGTATTAGTACCGGAGCTACCGCTACAACTAGCACTAGTAACAGATGCTCCGCTACCACCCGTTATTTGATTAAGTATAGTAGTTGCCACGCCGGTAGCTAGTGCACCTGTACCTGCTGTAACTTGTAGAGCAGATCCTACAGTTACTAAACCAGTAAGTGTTGCTGCAACTGTTAATACCGTGCCGCTGCTACTACAACCAGTAGATTGAATTCTTGTTCCGGCTACAGCATTAGCAACTGTTCCTCGTGGATATGTTTTCATACGCATGCCGGAGTCGGTAAAATCAAATGGCGCATTAACAGTTAGAGAAGTGTTGCTAGTTAAAGCTGTTATCTGTCGTATTTGCCCATTAATACTGATAGTTCTTCCTGTAGCACCATTAGTAGCTTTATATATTTGAGCACCTGCTGCTATTGCAGTTGTTGGGCCAGACACTACCGTAACACTCAAATCACTACTGACTTGGTCTACTTCAAAATAAAAGCTACGACCATTAGATACTACTGTAATACAATCTCCAGGTTGTAGTCTAGTTGAACTTGTGTGATCTCCTGTAGCAAAACTTGTACCTATACCTGTAATTGTATTAGCAGGAGTATCCGTTGTTGACGATACTTCTACTGTACCTGATAAAAGAATTGGTACTATAGAATTAGTTGCGCAACTCATAAACCACGTACCTGTACCGGTTACTGTAGTACTTCCTGCAGTAGTTGCTACAGTCCCATTAGTAGTGCCTCTAACTGTAGTAGCAGCAGAAGTACCTGTTAAACTACCTCGTATATAGTGAACTGATGAAGGTAGTGTTATTGCTGGACTAAATGCTGAAGTTACTGTAAATGTGGTATCATTCGGTACAGTAGCAACAGTTCTAACCTGACTTCCAATCATTATTTGATCGCCAGCAGTTAACTGCTTAAGAAATACAGTATTAGTACCTGTAACTGTTGATGCTGATGCTGTTACTGTACCGCTTAAAGTATCGTTTCTAATCCATTTATCAACAGCTCTAAATGTATCCCATATGTCTGCACCTGTTGCAATGCCACCGTATGTTACGGTGGCACTATTTCTACCAGTTTCAGTTATAGTTACTGCCATTAAAATTCTCCAAAAAAAGTATTTATTAATTAAGTATTTAACAATGTAAGAGACATATTTTTTCCATAACCAGCTATTACGTTTACCGTTATATAATCGTTAATACTTATACTAAAATTTAAACCAGTTAACATATATGATATTAAACCTGAAGATAGGGTAATATATGTTAATAAATTGTTGTTTTTATATAAACCTAATGTAATATCTACTTTTGCTGGCTCCCCATTAGTAATCTGTAATTTTGTTATGCTAGTATTAGATGCTGGTACAAAAATTTGTGATCCTGTAATTGGTGCTGTAAAATCATTTAATATGTTATAGGTTTTTATAACATCTCCACCAGCTCTACCTGTTGGACCTTGTATGCCTTGAGCAACAAACTGACCATCTCGACCCTGAACACCTTGCGTACCTTGAATACCACGTTGTTGTGCCCAACCGTATCCTTGTATTCCTACTAAACCTTGAGCACCTTGTATACCATCAAATCCTTGTGTACCTTGCTGACCCTGTATACCTTGTACACCTTGACTAACTACTAAATTCCAATTAGCAGATTGATCGGGATAACCAGTGGCTGTTAAATCATTTGTACTAGTATGTGGAGTTATACATATATAGCTAGCACCTCTATAAAATACTATATCATTTAATAAATAATCATTCGGCAAAAATGATATAGTATAGTTACTCCAATTATTCTGCCAAGCTACTGAAAGTCCTTGTAGACCTTGCACACCTTGCACACCTTGCACACCTTGATGACCTTGCACACCTTGCACACCTTGATGACCTTGTATACCTTGCACACCTTGATTTTGTTCGTACCCAAAACCTTGTATACCCTGTAATCCTATGTCACCTTGTCCAGCGTATTGCCCAGCTAAACCCTGAGCGCCTTGTATACCTTGATTTTGTTGATAACCAAAACCTTGAATACCCTGCAGCCCGCCTGCTAACACACGTACTTGAATGTTCATGTTTACAGGAGGAGCAATAACAAAATTTAGTACATTTGGTGCAATAACTGTATAGTCTATATCTGGACGTTGCAAAATACCGTTTTCTAATACTAATATATTTAAACTAGTTAAATTATTAGCGCCAGTAATTACAAATTGTGTTTGAGTCCCATTACCTGTAAAATTATAGTACTGGTATCCACCACTTCCATAAGAACCAGCTGGACCTTGTATACCTTGATTTTGTTGATAACCAAAACCTTGTAAGCCCTGTATGCCTTGTATACTCTGTGGACCTTGTATGCCTTGTAATCCTATGTTACCTTGTGTGCCTTGCTGTCCCTGTATACCTTGTGTACTCTGTGGACCTTGTATACCTTGTAATCCTATGTTACCTTGTGTGCCTTGCTGACCTTGTATACCCTGTCCAGCATACTGTCCATCTATGCCTTGTAATCCTATATCACCTTGTGTGCCTTGTTGACCTTGTATACCTTGTATACCTTGTCCGGTAGTACCTTGTGGACCGCGTATACCTTGTACAGCATGACTACCGTCTAAATCTATTTGATAAACCCAGCCACTACCTCCACTACCTGGATGCCCTGTCCATAAATAAACCTTATTATTATCAGGATCAGTTGGTGGATTTGTATTAATTAATGCAAAATTTCCTGGTTCAGTATTTGCTGGATATAAATCTGCTAATAGGTCGGCTACAGTTGTGTAAACTATAGTAATTCTAAAGCCTGGCCCTATTTCTCCGCGCTCACCTTGTATGCCTTGTGTACTCTGTGGACCTTGTATGCCTTGACGACCTTGTACACCTTGATGACCTTGTACGCCTTGTACACCCTGTATACCACGTTGACCTGCAGGCGCAAATGAAAGTGTTACTCGTTGATTTAATACCGGTGATATGCCATCTGTCTCAACAGGCTCACAATTAAGTGTGTAATATGTAGTATTATTAATAATACTAGTAACTTTTCCTATTAGTCGCCTAGTAGAGTCACCAATTGTAAATATAGAAATAGTACCATAATAACTATTATCTGTACCAAATGTTGAAAGTGAATTTAACCAATTTGTAGTTAAATTACCATCAGCATTATAATTATTTATATATAACTTAAATACAGCACCGCTAGCCCAACTAGTACTTAATCTAACCTTATTAGCTGTAGTACCTAAATTTGTATTAGTATCAAACAACCAATCTTGACTATATCCGCTAGATGTTCCTTGTATACCTCCTATGCCTTGAATACCTTCTCGGCCTTGTACACCTTGTACACCTTGATTACCTTGACTACCAGTAGTGCCTTGGATACCCCTTAGCCCTTGAGTGCCCTGAATACCTTGGTTTTGTTCATAACCAAAACCTTGTATACCTTGTTGTCCTTGTATACCTTGAGTACCCTGAATACCTTGATTTTGTTCATAACCAAAACCTTGTATACCTTGTTGTCCTTGTATACCTTGTACACCTTGTGTACCTTGTAACCCTTGTGTACCTTGTATACCTTGGTTTTGTTCATAACCAAAACCTTGTATACCTTGTTGTCCTTGTATACCTTGTAACCCCTGGGTACCTTGTAACCCCTGGGTACCTTGTATACCTTGGTTTTGTTCATAACCAAAACCTTGTATACCTTGTTGTCCTTGTATACCTTGTAACCCCTGAGTACCTTGTATACTAAGTCCCTGTAACCCCCTGAGTACCTTGTAACCCCTGGGTACCTTG